TGGTGGAGCTGGCGGGAATTGAACCCGCGTCCGACCCAATATCCACGCGCCTTGTGGCTGGGCTGCGTGAATCCGGTGTGAATTTCCCAATTTCCAAAAACAAGCCGTGGCAACCTATGGCAATCTGCTCGGCGCTGCAGAAATCGCGGGCTTATTGCATCATTTTGTAAGCGAAATTCATCCCAGAATTCAGCATGCTCGCAGCTACCCTCATCTGTCTTGTCGTCGGCATCAGCGACGGCGACACCCTCACTGCCCGCTGCGGCCAGCCGGGCGAGTACCAACAGATCAAAGTTCGCCTGGGCGGGATCGATGCTCCTGAGAGTCGGCAGCCGTTCGGCGCCCGCGCAAAGCAGGCCCTGAGCGACCTGACGTACCGGAAAGAGGCTGAGCTACGCTGCAACAAGATCGACAGGTACCAGCGCCAGGTCTGCAGCGTCCGGGTCGCTCCCGCCTCGGCGCCAGATGGGCCACGCACGCTCGACGCAGGGCTCGCACTTGTCACCCAGGGCATGGCCTGGTGGTATCGCTACTACTCGAACGAGCAGTCTGCCCAGGAGCGCGGGCAGTACGAATTCGCCGAGCAGGAAGCCAAGGCCAAGCGCGCGGGCCTGTGGGCAGACTCTGACCCAGTAGCGCCCTGGGACTGGCGCGCGAATCTCAGGCAACAGGGCCGGCGTTGAACACTTCGACAGGCGCCACACGCAGAAGCTGCGTGGCCTCGGCCACGGTGCCCGCAAGCCACTGATCCACGTCCGCGAGCTCGATCGGGATCACGCTGCGCTTGTCCTGAAGGTCGGCCGGCAGCTTCGGGTCAGGCTTGTGCATGCGGCTCATCAGCGGATGCGCGTCCGCGTTAATCGTGAGCATCGTGTAGCTCTCGTACACCTGGCCCGACGCGCGGTCGGTCCACACATTCCACAAGCCCGCCAACCCCCATGGGTCGCCGTCAGCGCGGGCGAAACTCCACCACACGTTTTTCCCGGTTTCCCAGTTCGGTTCATCGAATGTCGCCGCAGGAATGATGCAGCGCTGCCCCCTGGCCCAAGGGTGCTTGTAGCTGGCCTTCTGGCTCAGCTCCTCGCTGCGCGCGTTGTTCGTCGGGTACTTGAGCTTTGGCTCCTTCGCGAACCAGGGGATGAGACCCCACTGCCCAGCGACGAGCTCGCGGCTGTAGCCCGCGTCGTCCTGTGCGCGGCGCACGAACGCCCCCGTGCCGCGTGGGAACACCTCGGCATCCCACCAGCGGTTCGGATCCTGGCGACCGACACGCCACATGCGCTCAATCTCATCTTCGCGGGGAGACTTATATCGATTGCACATAAGTGGATGCTAACTTTTTTGACGCCAGTCCTATAGCTGTATATTTACACAGTGTTTTGCGAACTCATAGAACTCCGTCGCGCCGGCCTTCGCCTGGCGCCCAAGGACTGGCCCGAGCCCGTCCGGGGCGATCTGCGCGTCGAGTATGAAAACGGCAAGACAAACAACAGCCGCCGCAACATGCGTGTTGCCACCCTGTGGGTGAAATGGAGCTGCTCTCACGACGTGCCAGGCCCTCGCATTGCCGAGCCTGTGCTGCTTGATGTCTTGGGTGATGCGATGCTGTGGCGCGGCCATGTCTGCGCGCGCACAGCCGAGGGCATCGCCGAATACGAGCAGATGTGGCTCATCCGCCCGCTGGCATCCCTAGATGCTGCTTCGCTACCGAAATTTGATGCCGCTCGCTTTTCGCCGAAGCTGCCAGCAACTCTCCCGCCTCGCTCCGAGACGCCCAGCGTTGCAAGGCAGTGGCATGCAGAGCAAGGGCGCGAGATGCCCTTCACGCGTTAACAGGAGGCAGTCATGCACCCGCCGCTGATCTATCCAACCATCTTGCGTATGCACCCCTGGTTCGGCCAGCCCGAAGAGGAGTTGCTGCCTGGCAGGCCAGAGGACTACCGAGTGGAGCAGCAGGCCAAGGACTGGTTCGTGGTGCGCGACCCCTGCGGCAGGATCGTGCACAGCGGCCTCGGGCCTGTACAGATCCTCCCCGTCCGCCATGGCTGACAGCCTGACCTGGGGCGGCCAGCCGTCCACGCCGGGCTGGTATGCCGTGGTCGTGGACTACGGCCGCCTACCCTTCCCTGCTGCGAGGCGATGGACCGGCACCCTCTGGGATGACGAGCGTGGCATCCGTGCGTTCGACGGTCCGCACGAATCGGCCGAGGCGGCACTGGACTGGGCCATGGAGCGATGCCCGGAGGATTGAGCACGGCACAATGCCGGCCATGATCGATCCGACACATCCCAAGCACACAGTCCACCAGCGCGTCGTTGCTGGTTTTGCCGGCCACTGGAAAGCCCACGGCAGCGACAAGTATCCCCAGCGGTTCAGGTTGCCGCCCGAGGAGCTCTACCACCTTGACCACGTCATGCACAAGGGCGAGCACCCGGGAATCATGTGGGGCGTGCCGCTCGAAGCCGACCCCGCGACGAAAGGCGAAATGGTCGCAATCGACGGCTCAGTTGTGTCGATAGCGCCGGCTGACCCGGCGCCTGCGGCTTAGGCGCCAGCCGCAAGCTTGTCGCGCAGCCGGAAGCCCAGCAACGGCCAGATCTTCTGCACTGCGTTCGCGCGCGCGATGCAGCGGCCGATGGCGGCGTCGAAGTTCTCGGGGGACGCGCAGGCCGACTCGCCTGTGACGGTGAAGCCGTTGCGCAGCTCCAAAACACAGAACGTCAGCAAATTGAGAGGGCTTTGCCCCAACTCGGCGTACTGGAAGCCGTGGTTCTTGTGCGAGTGGCCGTGCCGGCCTTCGGCAGCAGTGAAGTAGGTCTCCTCCACGATCTCCCGCTGGATGTCATCCGGGGTGACCCGTGCCGCTGTCTTGCCCTTGGCCTGGATCTCGGCTTCGATGGACTGTTCGGTCGGAGAGAGGTCGGGCAGAGGGCCTGGGCCGGTGGCTGTTGTGCCGTCGCCGTAGGCCTTGGATTCGATAGCGCCTGGCGCGGCTTCGGCCTTCGCCACCTGGCCCTTCTGGTACGGCATCCATTCGCACACCATGTAGTCATCGTCGCTCGGCTCCCATTGACCGGCCAGAAGCGGTACGCTCGGCACCATATGCGTCCGGCCAACGTGGTCACACACGGCCAGATTCACCATGTGGTCGTGGTGAACATAGACGATGCCGGCGTCCATCGGCTGGCCAGACCCCAGTTGCGTCACGGTTGGGTTGCGCTCCAGAAACTGAGCATTCGGGCGGAACCAGACACGGCGGCCGATTGTGGGTTTGATGGGAGAGGTGTTCATGGATTGCCTTCTGCGGTGGTGCCTGCGACCGGCAGGCTCGGGGATGGGATCACGGGCCAGGCGGCGCCGAGGGTTTGGACATCAGCTGCGTGCCCTGCAGCCGCTGCTGCCATGTCCCCATACGCTGCGCGGCAGTCTTCAAATACGGCTCCGAGGGCAGTGGCGTACTCAATGACGGCAGCAGGGGGAGCGCTGGCAAGTCGGCGGGCGGCATCTGCGGATTGCTCGCGCAGGCCGTCAGAGACAGTGCGCAGCTGGTCAAAATCACGGCGCAGCAGCGCCTCGCGGTCACGGGCGGCATTGAGGGCTCCTTGGTATTTGGTGTTCATGGCCTGCTCGGCCTGGCGCACGCGGGCGTCGGCCGCGCGCTGGGCCGTGCTGGTGGCCAGTTGCTGGGTGGTGGTTTCTAGCCGGGCCTCGGCCAGCTCGGCGCCCAGGCGCGCGCCCTGGAACTGCCATGCCAGCACGGCGGCCACAGCGGCAGCGGCCACATGGGTGTAGAGAGCGGGGATCACCGGCCACCCCTCCACCAGTACCACCACATTGCCCAGAGGATCGGGTTCATTGCTGGGCCTCCATGCACGCGGCGTGCCGCGCCTGCTGACGGGTCCAGACGCCGCGGCAAACCTTGTTGCCGGGCGTGCTGCAGTCGTAACGCCAGCGCTTCGGGCGGCCTGCCGCGTCCCACTGGTAGGCCCTGTAGCCCTGCAGCGGCTGGGCGCTGGTCATGTAGCGGTAGGCCAGGTAAGCGTTGCAGGCGCCGGCATAGTCGCCGGCCCGCGTGCGCGCCAGCATCGAGGACCCGCGCCAGGCCCCGCACCCATACTGCCCGGCGAAGTCCACCGCCTGGGCAAACTCGACCTGGTGCACCAGCGTGTCGCCCAACGAATCACGCACACAGGCGCCGTACTGCTGCTCCAGCAGGTTGATGGCCAGCTCGCGCGCCCGTTCGCGGGTGATGGGCGGGTCAGCCAGGGTCACGCGCGTGCCGTCCTCGTAGCGCGTGGCGCCATGGCCGATGGTGGGCACATCGCCCTGCACGGGAATGATGGGCGCCGCACTGAAGCCTTCTGCGGCAATCCAGGCCGCGAGAATGGCCGCGCCAATGCCCAGGCCTGCGGCTGGCATGCGGGCCGTGCTCATGGCGCGCCCCAGTCGGTTTCGGGCTCCGGCTTCAGCCCAGCTAGGCGCGCGAGGCGCTGTCGCTGCTGGGCACGCTGATAGTCCTGGCGCCACTTCCAGACCAGATATCCGGCCTGCAGCGCAATGAAGGCCAGGGACGCCACGACGAGCCAGTCGCTCAGCGGCAGGCCCCAGACCTTGAACACCCCGGTCGCGGCGGCACCCGGCGTGGCCTGCATGATTGCGCCGGCAATATCCTGCCGCTGCTCTGCGCTCAGGTGCTGGTGGATGCCCATCAGCGCGAGCAGGGATACGAGGTATTTCTTCATGGCCCCGATGATTCCGGGGCCGGGCCGCGCTGGCGAACCCTACACGGGGGCCGCAGGCCAGCCGGCCGTGACATCGATCTGCGACAGCGCCAGGGCGTCGTCGGCCGCCGCGTCGATCTGATCCTCGATGCGCTGCCGCGTGCCCGTCAGCAGGCCGTGCACTTGGCGGTATGCGTCATCCTTGGCCCGGATGCGATCGGCCAGCACCAGGCGGTCCAGCCCACGCGCCAGCGCTGCAGCATCGATCCAGGGCGTGGCCGCCGCCGGGTCAGCCTCCAGCGCCCTCGCCTCCTCCGTCTGCACGGGCCAACTCTCGCGCTCGCTCAGGGGGTAGCCTGCGGCGATCACCTGGATGTGCTTTCGGTACTCTGCAGCCAGGGCCAGACGCAGGCCAGCCGCGATCTCGGCTGCCGGCAGCAGCTCGGCAGGTAGCGGCACGCCGCCGGCCGCCAGCCACGCGCGATACTCGATGGCGTCGGGATTCGGCGGCAGGGCCGGCCCAGGATCGACGAGCGGGATTGTCGTGCGCACGCCGTCGCGGAAGCGATACACAAAGTTCTCGCTCGTCAACTGGTATTGCGTCATAGATACCTGCCCCCGGTCGCCTCAGTGCCCGCTGTGCTGCCGGGAAGGTAAGACGCGCCTGCGCCTGCTGTGAACATAATTGCGTTCCCAGAAACGGAATAGCGTGATCCCGTCGCAGATCCGCTATATGAGTTAGCGACGAGTCGGACTAGGGCTGTGTTTTCCGCAAAAGCGAATACGGAAAACGCTGGCGTTCCCGTGAGAGTCACAGTTGCAGACGAGGCCTCAATCGATCCGCCTTCGGACGCATAGATATGGGCATAGGCGCCGCCGACAATCGAATAGGGTGTTGTGTTCTGCGTGACCGATGCGCGCGCAGTGATGTAGACATGGATGCCGCCTGCAGACATAGCCCCATACACAAGGCCTTTGAGCGTGAGCGCCGTCCTCGCGCCGCTGGCAAAGACTCCGTAACCCGCCGTGGCCTGCAGCCGCAGATATTGAATCGTGTAGTTACCGCAGTTTGTTGCGTTGATGCAAGTCGCTGACGTCGATAGCACGACATTGCCAGGACTTGCCGAATTACCCTCTATGACAATCTCGCCAGCACCCACAAATGGCTTTAGCGAAAGGGGCTGCGTATATGTTCCATCCCCCAGCTTCAATGTGACTGTGAAACCGTTCAGGTCGGCTGTAGTCGCAACATCAATAGCTTTCTGAATCGTGAGGAAAGCCCCGCCAGTTGTATTGCTCAACCCTGCGTTGCTGTCGCTGCCATCGGTGCGGACGTAGTAGGTGCGCGCAGCGGTGAGCAGCTCGCGCACACCGGGCAGCGTGTCGCCCGCGGGCAGCTGGCGAATGCGCCCGCCGACCCTTACAAGTGGCCGCCGTGCAGTCATTTCAGAGGGTCACGTAGCCAAGGTCATCCGTGACCAGCTCGGTCGCGCTTTTGGCCGTGCCCAGCTCCTGGCAGACCTTGTTCGCATTGGCCGTGTCGGTGGGGTCGAGCGCCGCCGTGATGACCCCGCCAGCAGTACCCAGCCAGTAACGGCTGCCAGGTGTCAGGCCCGTGAGCGCGGAGTTCGTGGTGTCCAGGGGGTAGACGGTGGCATTTGCAGCCGAGGCCACGGCATCCTTCACAAAGCCATCGGCTTGGCGGCCGTTGCTGTGGTCGGCCAGCCGCACGTTCAGCGCACCAGCATTGGCATGGAAATTCACGAACTTGCCCGCACCGATAGCCTCGCTTGCCGGCGCGATGATCGTATTGGCGCCGATTCCGGCGGGCAGCAGCGAAGGGTCCAGCCGCCCGTCCGATCCTGTGGCCACGAGCTTACCCGCATCCGCTGCGCCGGCAGAAACGGCCAAGCCGAACAGTTGGCGGGTCTTGCCCGAGACACGGGCCAAAAAGCCCTGGGTGGGTTGAGTTGCCATGGTGCTTACTCCAGTGAAATAGGGTCTTGCAGATTCAGCGCGATGCGCGTGGAGGATGTGGCAGAGCCGATGAGTAGGTCGAATCCGCTTGTGGGGGGCGCTTGCGTCAGCGCTCCGGCGGCGCCGAGGTAAACCCGGCCCGGCACCCAGTGCCAGCCGCTGTCCTCAATGGCACCCAGTCGCTGCACATTGACCAGCTCACCGGCTTGGGCCGCCGTCAGCGTGATGCCCAGCAACAGGTCGATGTGCGCCGCATCGTCAGCGCTCAGCGCGCGCACCACGCCATTCAGTTCATACACCGCGAGCAAGGCCGACAGGTTCGTGCCGGCCGTTCGCTGCACCGATGCGCCGCCGGCAGGGCCGGGCTCGCCGGGACGGCCAGGAGGCCCCTGCTGTCCCAGCTCAACGATCTCGGTTTCTTGAACCTGCTCGACCAGCACGGAGTCCTGGGCCTCTTCAGCCAGGATCTCGACCTCTTGGACGACCAGCAAATCAGTCACGGGTGACCTCCGGGCTCACGCAGCAGGAGCCTTCGGCCAGGCGTGTGACCTCGCCGCTGGGGTGGACGATTTCCAGATCGAACACCCCGCCGGTCCAGGCGATGGCGGCAGTGGTGCTGGCATCGACCAGCAGGTCCACCGTGCCGGCAGTACCTCCCAGGGCAATGCGCCCGTTCTCGGTGGTCAACTCCAGCAGCGTGGCCGTGGACTCGATCTCCTCGCGCACCTGCATGCGGGCCGTGCAGCCCGTCAGGTCGATGGGTGTCTTGTCGGGGTTGAGCCAGCGCAGGCGCAGCCGGAATGTGGCGCCTTGGTAGATCGTGAAGTTGAGCTTGGCCGGCTTGGTCATGCCCTGCAGTGTCCCGGCCAGGGCGCCAAGAAGCGAACCCTAGCCGGGGGCGGCATCAGATCTGACCGCTGTAGTTCCAGCTGACACGGCCGTCGATGCCCGCCGTGGTGGACACCATCGACCAAGCGCTGGCCACGCGCTGCGCCGCAGTGGTGTATGCGACCTTGGCCGCGTCCAGCTGCGCGTCCTTGGCATGCATCGCTGCATCGTTGTTGGCCTTCGCAACCTGGAAGGTCAGGTTTGTGCCCGCCTCGTACTGCTTGAGATCTGCTTCCCAACGCCGCATGTACGCGCCGGCCTGGGCCTCCGCGGCCGATGCGCCCAGGCGGTAGCCGTCCACAACGATCGAGGACTGGCGCGCGGCGGCCTCCATGCGGCTGCTGGCCGCAGACAAGCGGGCTTTCCAGCCATCCCACTCCAGTGTCTTCGCGGCAATCTGCGCCTGATACCGAGCCAGCTCGACCCGAGCTTTCTCGGCCTGGGCCCCGACCTTCGATGCATACGCCTGGGTAAGCGAGCGGAAGGCCTCCACCTTGGTGCCCTCAGCGCCGACCTGTGCCTTGTACATGTCGGCGCGGGCGGTCTCGGCGTTGACCGTGGCCACGAAGGCCCGGACCTGCTCGCCGCCGGCCTGGATACGGGCCTTCTCCAGTTCAACGAGGGTCTGGGCCGCGCCCACGCGGGCCTTGTAGATCTCGACCACCGCCATGCGCCCGTCGATCTCGGCGCGGTAGCGATCCACCAGGGACTTGTTGATGTCGGCCTTGGTCTTTTCAGCCTCCAGCATGGCCTTGTAGACATCGACCTTGTTGAGCTCGGCCCGGATCACCGTGTCATAGGCGGTAGCATAGGCCTGGTAGCCGGCCAGCAGCGCCTTGTAGTGCTCGACCGCCGCATTGAAGGCGGCCAGGGCATTGTCTGCCGTGGTCTTGGCGGTCTCGAAGGCCAGCATCTCCAGCTTGTAGGCGTCGTCCAGCAGCGTGGTCTCCAACTGCAGGGCCTGGGTGATGGCGTCCTTGACGTTCTGCTGCTCCATCTCGGCCTGCTTGATGGCCACATCCCGCGACAGGCCTGACAGCTTGTCGTGGAACTCGCGGCGCGCGTCCGCCAGTTGGCCCGCCAGCGCGCCACTGGGCAGCGGGAAGCCCAGAGCTTCGGCGCCGCGCAACACCTCCTGCTCGCGCGCCAGCGCCAGGGCCGTTTCGCGGTCGCGCGCACGATCCCAGATCTGCTGCTCGACCGCCGGAGCGATTCCGGAGCCGCCCTGGATGCGCGCATTCAGGGAGGCCTTCAGGTTGTCCAGCAGCTGCGAGGCGTATTTCGCCCCGGGCGTGTGCTGGAATGGCGCGGGCCGCAACACGGACAGCGTCGGGATGTCGTCCAGCTTCTCCAGCCAGTCCTCGTGCAGGTTCACGCCGCCGAAGGTGTGCGTCTGCAGTTGCAGGAACTGGGGGGCGTCCGGCAGCACGACATCTGGGGCATCTGGCACAGCGACGTCGCGGACCTCGGGCAGCGCCGGGGCCTGCCCGATGGCCAGCGTCGGGGCCTGGCCGAAATTCAGCTCCGGCGGCGTGACCTCGAAGCTGTCGATCTGCACGTCGTCCATCTGGAGCATCAGGCTCCCCGGCATACCCTCCGGCTCATCAAAGGTGACGTTGGGCAGCTGTGGCAAGTCGGGGATGGGAGGAAGATTGGGCGCTGCCAGCGTCTGCCAGCGCACGTCGATCTGGCCGGGCTTGTAGAAGTTGTTCGCCAACGCCGTGGCGCATGCCGCAGCCTCTCGGTTCGCGGCCTCGGCCAGCGCGACGGATCGGGCGTATTTGTCCTCGACGATCTCGGCGGGTCCGTTCAGATCCAGTGCCATTTCATGCTCCTACGCGGCGGGTTTTGGACGAGACCGTCACGACTTCAATGCGGTCCAATGTGAAGGCCTGGCCAGCCGGCGTGCTCAGGCCGAAGCCCAGGTAGTTCTGGCGGATGCCGCGGCCCGGCTGGCACCGCGTCTGGCCGGAGGCTACGAGGGGGAAGCTGTAGGCCCAGCGCTCCGCGTTCGGCCCAAGCACCGCGAACTGCGCGCAGCCGCGCCCCCGCATGGACAGATAGACCATCTCCAGGTGCTTTTTCAGCGTGTTCTCGCGGATGGTTGCTGGCAGCCGCAGCTCGGCGACGATGGGCAGGCCGTCGTCGGTATCACCGCTGGCCAAGGCATATAGGCCCGTGGCGCTGCCGCCATGGGTCGGTGTCAACGCATGGAAATCGTGGCGCGTGTACTCGGAAACTGCGCCGCTCAGGGTGTTGCAGACGAGGGTGTTCATACGGAAATCAGGCTTTCGTCGGTGCGCACGCGCGCCGTGTGGTCCATCGGCATCTTCATGATGGTGTGCAGTTCCCGGGCGCCGGTGTCGTCGGCAACAAAGATCCAGCTGCGCAGCACCGTCTGGCGGTCCTCTGCCGTGTACTGCATGAGATTGGCGCAGACAGCGCCGGTCCAGGGGTCTACCGCGGCCGACACTGCGAAATAGTGGGGATCAGCATCTGAAATATCGATGCTGGCGACGATCTGGCCCCGGCACTGCACGAGCACCTCCCCACGATTTGTGTAGACCGTGCCCTCCAGCCTGGATGGCACCGCGAGTGGATACCAATTGCCGTCAGATGTCTGAGCGGATTCATACACCGCAGAATAGTCGCCGCGTTGAATCTTCTGAGCCTGGATCACCAACTCTGTAGTGGGATCGAAAAACAGCACCTGCAGCATCTGCCACGACTCTGCCCAGTCTCGGATGAATCCGGAGGCTGCATATGTGAGGGTCACGCCATCTGCGACGGTTCGCGTGACAAGCAATTCGCTACTGCTTTGCCCCGCCACGCTGGGGAATGTGATGTCGTGACCGTTGATGCGGATGAGCCCCCCCGGATCAGAGTAGTCGCCCGTCAGGAACAGGCCCTCATTCTCAAGCGTGATCGGCCCCCGGATCGGGTCTACACCAATGACTTCGCCTGAAAATGACTCCCGGTATGTCCAGTGCTCCAGCCTTCCGCCCCCACCCAACAGAACCTCGAAATCCCGCCCCTTGCCGTCGTAGCCATAGGTGGCATTGCCAAAGGAGATAGGGCCCATGCGGGTGCCCGTGATGTTGGGCTCCAGCTCAGTGCCGGTGTTGGTGGAAACCTCCCATCCTTCGATGCGAGAGCCGCGCTCTGAAGTGGCGACAATTGAAAGACTGGCATCGCCAACGGCCAGATCAACGAGCAGGAAATTGCCCAATACCGTGATGAACACAGCGCGCAATCGTTGGCCGTCTGCGCTGGAGGACAGCGAGTCCCATTTGACGGTGTGGCCTGCGGGAATGGGCAACGTGGCGACCAACTCCCCAACTGCGCCGCCTGGCGGGCGGTACTGCTGGCCCCACAACTCGATGCGCTGCGGTCCCCCTGCAAACTTGGCCACGGCCTGCATGATCCAAAGGGAGCCATTGGAGTGCTTGCGGAAAAATGGCAGTGGCTCGGCGTCGGATCGAAACTCAGCCACGGGGCGGCGCACGCTGTAGACACTGAATCCAGGCCCGTAGGTGCCATAGCGATAGGCGCGCATATTGGTGCCGCCCAAGGCATCGAAGCTCGGAGGGGGCGGCAACTGGAAGAAGGTGGATACCCCATCCACTCCTGTGAGGTAGAGGTCAGGCAGGCGTGTCTGGAACACGGCCTTGCCACCGTTGTATCCGTTGACCTTGCGAACACGCCAGCGCCCGGTACAGATGCGTGTGCCAGGAACTACTGCCGGCGTGAGGATGAAGGGCTGCGGGCTCGTCCCGTTGGAGTGCGTGAGCTCCGGCACAAGATCGCCTAGCAAGTCCACCATGGTGATGCCGATCCCGCTCTCGCGCTCGTTCGCTGCATCCTCCGGCCAGATCTCCATGGTGGTCGAGTTGCCGATGCGCACGATGCGATAGGCCGTGCCGTCGGGCAGCCGACCGGCCTCCACTGGATTGGGCACGACCGACACCCGCGCCATCATGCAGAAGCGGTAAAAGGCCGCCTGAGCCATGCCAAGCTGGTTGGCCGAGGCCGGCGAGCCGTGCACGCGCAGCGCCGGCGGGGCCGTCGCGCCGATGGGCACGCCGCCGGGCTTATAGGTGTGCGGGTCCCAGATGCTCATTGCGGCACCGCCAGGTACTGCGGGATCTCGTTCACCACGCGGAACGTGGCAGCGACTTCGACCACCGGCGTCTTGAAGCGGTTGGCCGTGAGACTGGCTGTCTGGCCACCCGCAAAGCCGGCCACGATCTCGCCGCCTGCGATGCACACCATCGCCGGGCCTGCGCCCACACCATCGCCCAACTTCAGGTAGCGCCCCGGCGCCGCGACGGCTGATCCCGGCACAACAGGCCCAGTTTGGCGCTCCAGGTAGGCCAGTTGGTCGAAGGTGGTCCCCGACAGAAACACCAGATCCTCGGCCGTGCCCACATAGATGCCATCGTCCACGGGCACGATGCCGGTGATCGGCGCAGGCATGGGCCGGCAATCCCGCCAGTCGGCAAGGTGCGGCGCCATGGGCCGGCTGGCCCACAGCACATTGCCCTGGGCGACAAGCACGCGCCCACGCCACGCAGCAGTGATGGTGCCCACAGGGAACGGCTGAGCACCCAGCGTGCGGCAGGGCAGAACCAGGGTCGAATTGGGGCCGCTGGCTTCAAAGCTGCTGCCCGTGGCAACGCCGGCCAGATAGGTACCCTCCCCGTCCTGGCCGGAGAGGTAGACGTTCAAGGCGTAACCCTCGCGCACCGGCAAACCGTCCAGGCGCAGGCCACCGTCGGCGATCTCAATGGGTGCAGAGCTGATGGCCGGGCCTTCGAGCCGGTCAGCCAGGCGCACATGGCTGAGGTGGTAGCGGTACTGGCCCGGGTGCAACTGCCCGAAGGCCGCGTCTGGCGCGCCCAGGCCCGCCGGCGTGGGCACGCTGCGCTCCTGGTTGACCAAGCCATCGGTCACACCTTGGATCAGGCCATTTGTCCAAGTCGTGCGGCCGTCGGGAAGGTTGCAGTACCAGACCCGCTCAGGCCCAAGGGATGGGTGGATGACGTGGCGCGTGCCGTCGGGATGGATCGCTGTCAGCTGCGCGCCTACCGTGGCGAGCAGGTAGCCGCGGCCCTGGTGCAGGTTCTTGTGGCAGAGGTCGGATACCTGGGCGAGACCGGCGCGGCGTGTGATCTCGCCCGTGAGCCCGATGTCCACGTTCTCGGCCCCCAGCAGCGCATCGCCGCCCAGGCGGTGCTCAGGCAGCACGTTGTTGATGCCGCTGAATTTCTCGTAGGTCAGCATGTGTTCTCCCTGGCCACGGCAAACGCACCCAACTCCAGCGGGAAACCGGCCCGCGCGCGAACAGTTGTGGAAGGCAGGCCGGGCGTGCCCAACTCCAGGACATAGGCGCTGGCGGCCAGTAGCTGCGCGGTGGGCAGCGCGATGCTGGCCGTGCCCGCGCGCACGAGGTCGATGCCCTCAACCACCAACGCCACAGCCACCGTCGGCACGCCAAGCTCCAGAGGTCGGGCATCGCCAGCTTGAATGCGCGTGCCCGCGGCGGGCATGCCGAGTTCCAGCGCCTGCGCACCCTGGGCCTGCAGCCGGATACCTGCGCCCGGCGCGCCCAGCACCAGGGGCTGCGCGCTGACGGCTTGCACCGTCACTGCGCCGGGCCGAGCCTCCGGCGTGCCCATCTCCAGCGGGCGGCCGCTGCGGGCCTGCACAACCTGGTCGGGTGCGACCTGCTCCAGCGTGATGACAGCGAAGTCCGTGCGAACGAGGTCCAGCCCTTCGATCCCCAGGGATGCATCCAAGCCATTGCGCACGCGCGGCGCGCCCAACTCAAGCGGCTGCGCGCCTTGCGCCTCCAGCACCATCTCCGCCATAGCTCGTCCCCCTGTGACGAGATCAATGCCCGGCGGCTGCAGGGCCGTGTTGTAACGCGCCGTGGCCTGCCCTGCGTTGACCAGATCCAGGCCTGGCGGACGCAGGGGCAGCACGATTCGCGGCGTGCCCAGCTCCATCGGCTGCGCGCCGGCTGCCAACAGCGCAGGCACGGCGACGGCTTGGCCAAAGGTCACCAAGTCAATGCCGACCGTGGCCTCGCCAGCCTCCTCGCCATTGATGGCTGCGCCGTTGATGAGCGGGTAGCTCATGAGATCAGCCCTCGACGTAGAACCCGCGCCAGTAGAACCGGCCCGAGAACCGGCCACCAGCAGCAGGCGTGTCTACTCGGAAGGTCAGGGAATCCGACAACTGCCCACCGACAGCGATGGGGATGCGGTGGGACTCGCCGCCGGCCGTGATCTGCGACAGCGAGACCGCATTGGCAAAGCGCGTTGGCCGCGCATCGCTGAACCCGAGGTCCGAGCCGATGGAGACCGTTGGTGGCGTGCTGGCCGTCACCACACTGGCGATGAACCCGACCTCCTCGACAACAATGCGCACGCCCTCCAGCCGCACCAGCAGGTCCACCGGCATCTGCACTGGCACCCAGTAGCCCAACGACGGATAGGTGGGGTCCAGCGGCACATGCGTGCCCATGCCTTGGAAGTCCGGCACCGCATCCGCATACACGGCGTTCGCTTGGTTGGTGCAGGCCCAGTACTGGCAGCCATCGGGTGTGCCCGGCACCACCACGTCCCCGTGGGCGAAGTTGCCCGCAGCCCAAGCCGGCGGCGTGCCCAGGTCCACGAACATTGAGCCGCCCACGATGGGCAAGCCGTTGCCCGCGCGGTGCCAGTCGGACGTGGGATTCGCCAGCAATTGCGGCCACGCGCTCTTGAGAGCGGGATAGCCGAGCGCCGCGAACCGGTCAGCGCCGCTCAGGACCTGGCCGAAGAAGCCATTGGGCTGCATCTGGACGAAGGTCTCCAGCATTCCGGCGGTGACACGCACGCTGACCTTTGCGCCCGCGGGCCAGTCCATGGGGCCGCCGGCATCCCATGGCAACTCGATCCCGCGATCCACGATCAGGTTCACGCCATCGATCTGGCGGATCGTGACGACCTCCCACTGTCCGGGCATCGTCGCGTCCGTGATGGTCGCGCGCAGGGAGCGCGTCCCGCTGGGGTTGGCAAAGCCGTCCAGGCCCGCGCCTGTGGTCACGATCGTGCCGTACCCCGGATCACCGCTGTCGTTGGTCAGGGCCGAAGCCAGCACGGTCTCGGCGTTGTTGGAAAACAGGTCCATGGCCCAGCCTCCTTACGCCGGCACCAGCGAGAAGATGCGCGCGGCGCCGTTGGACCACTGCACCACCAGGCCGCCGCCATTGGTGGCCAGCGGCAGGCCCAGCACATCCGTCACGCGCGCGATCAGCGGCGACGTGGCCGCCGTGCCCGTGTCCTTGTAGAGCACCACGCTGCCAATGGTCGAGCCGCTGGCAAGCGCACCGAAGTTGGCATCGTCCGCGTCGAACACGCCGCCCGTCACGGTCCTGCTAGCAAGCGCCTGGGCCGTGCCGATCACAGCACCGACATCAGGCAGGAACTCGTGGGCAGCGTCGTAGACGTAGGAGCTGGGCAACAGCGCCACCTTGATGTCGTCTGCAGAGAAGTTGATGGAGCCCGCCCACATCTTCTCCGCGCCCTTCGGGTAGACCGGCAGATTGAGCCGTGCGATCTTCTTGATGTTGTTGTCCCAGGGGATGGTCACGGCGCCGCCGTTGGTGGCCATGGGCAGCCCGGTCACGGTGTCCAGGAAGAACAGCACCGGCGACGTGGAAGTGTTGCCCGTGTCCTTGAAGATCACGACCGAGCCGATGGTCGAACCTGGCGCCAGGGCACCGAAGTCCAGATCGTCCGCGTCCAGCACGCCGCCGGTGATCGTCTTGTTGAGCAGGGGCTGGGCCGTGCCGATGATCGAGCCGAGCTGGCTCACGAACTCATGCGACACGCTGAAGGCGTAGCCGCTGGGCAGCAGCGCGGCCTTGAGCGTGTCGGTGGAGGCATTGATGGAGCCGGAGAGAAGCTTCTCCATGCCCTTCGGATAGCTGGTGTTCGACATTGGAAGCTCCTGCGAAGTGAATTCCCGCAGTCTTCCAATGCCGCCCTTTCAAGGCCAACCCTGCAAGGGGCAAGTGCTATCGCGCCTCCGCTGCCATCTCCCGCATCTGCTGACGCAGCGCCTTGGGCGAGTTGTCCGCAATGCGGTCCGTCCGGTCCTTGCCCATCTCGCGGACCTTCTTCCAGATGTCCGGCATCTTCACGACGATGGGCTGCTCCGGATTGTTCTTGTTCCAATCGGCCAGCCGTTCGCGCACGCGCGCCAAGGCGCCCTCGTCCTTGCGGAACAGCGCATCCGCCCACTGCGCCTTGATCTCGCTGCTGGTCTGGCTGTAGAAACTCTTGGACCGCTGCATGAAGCTGTTGGCTTCCTGCACCTCGGCCACGCTCTTGGGCTGGAAGCCGGCGGCCTTGGCAATCGCCTCGGACAGCGTGGTGTCGATCACCTTGTAACCCTTGGTGTCCTTGTACATGCCGCTGGCGGCCATGTCCGCGCCCTTGAACGCATTGCGCACGGCCGTGGGCGAGACCTCCAACGCCGCGCCAGCAACGTCGCCCGTCAGCACCTTGCGCCCAGCAGTGAACCCGCGCATCACCAGATCACCGGCGGGGCCGGCCACCTCCAGCAGATCCCGCTCGCGGCTCTGCTTGGTCAACAGCAGGCCGGTGCCGGGCAGCAGGTTGCCCATGCCCAAGCGCCCGGAAACATCGATGGGCGCGCCTGGCAGGCCCGAGACACCTTGCTCCAGGAACTCGGCCAGCTCCTTGCCCACGATGCCCGCGAGGGCCTCCTTGCGCCACTGCTTGGAACTGAGGTTGTAGCCCATCATCTGGCCCACGCCGTCGATCAGGTCCTCTGCGTCCTCCATAAAGGGCACGCCGCCCGCACCGCCCATCAGCAGCAGCATGGCCAGGGCCCAGCCCACCGCGCGCTTGCCCTCTGGCCCTCCCTGCTTCCACATCCGCTGCATCAGCTCCAGGTAGCTGACGGAATAGGTCTTGAAGGTGAAGAGCGTGCCGCCCACGGCGCCGCGTGCCCACTGGGGCTTGTTGGCCTTGGAATAGACGAACTGGGTCTCCAGCACGGCCTTGCGCGCGAAGGCGCCTGGATCATCCATGCCCTGTGCCTTGGCGATGCGGAAGGCTGCGATGAATGTGGAGCGCCGGTTGAACTGCTCGGCCAGGGCGAAGGGCTGGCCCCAGGCCACCTTGGCGCGTTCCCAGGCATTGCCGGCCGCCGCGCGAGCATCGCCAGACTTGGTGCCATCGCCCGAGCGCAGGCCGCCCGCTCCGCGCGCCTGGGCCATGAGCTGGTGCACTTCCTGTGGCGAGACCACGCCGTCGTCCTCGGCGGACTTCAGCGCGTGAGCCAGGTCAGGTTCGTATTTCATGCCGCGCGTGCCCATGTCCTTCAAGGCCCGCGCCATCTGGCCGCTGGCCGCACGAATGCCGCCGAACTGGCTGAGCCAGGGTAGCGTCACCGCAAAGGGCTGGGTCATGTTGACCACGGCCGAGGCAAGCGAGCCGCCCAGGTACTGCGCGAACAGCATGCCGCGCACGGCTTGGCCCTCTTCCTGTGGATCGCGGATGTAGCTGCGCAGGCCCATGGCCAGGTCCTTCAGCTCGCCCTGCTCCTTCGGGATGTCGTTGATCGCGCGGTCCATGGTGCCGGCATTCAGGCCCGCCGCGCCCTGGCGCGCATTGCTGTAGATGAAGTTGGCCACCACGCGGCCCACGTCCTGGCTGTAGCCCTCGATGCCCTTGCGCTGGATCAGGCGCTTCAAGGCGCTGTGGTTGTTCTTTGTCAGCTTCAGGTATTCATCGAACACCTTGCGCGTGGCCGCGTCGGCTTCCTTGCCCACGACCATGTCCTTGAAGATCTCCAGTGTCTCGGGAGTGATGCCCGCGAACAGCTTGAAGGACTGCTGGCTCATGGTGCCCTGGGTGATCACCGCGCCGGGGAAGGCCTGGGCCATCTGGATCTTGGCCAGGTTGGCGTCCTTCATGGTCTCGTACATGCCGAAGTACTGGCGGTTGCCCTCCTGGTCAACCACGTCCAGCGTGTACCGCCCGAAGCGCGACAGCGGCGCATACCCGCCGTCCTGCAGATCCTTGGCCGTGGCCGCCCGATCCACCACCATGTTGTTCAGCTGCAGCAGCCGTTCGGCCATGTCAGGCTTGGCCTTGGCATCCTCCTGCAGCGTGGTGATCAGCAGCTCCAGAGCATCGGCCAGCTTGGGTGCGTCCAGCACCATGTCGCGCAGGCCGGCGTACTCGTCGCCCAGCGCGCGCATCATGTCCGCGCGGGCAGTCATGTCGATGGAGCGGTCAATGGCCGCGCGGGCTTCGCGGTACAGGGCAATCTGGTTGGGCGTGGCGCCGAACATCGTCTGCAGTTCGGCATCCGTCCATACCGCGCCGGCCTTGAGCATCTTGCTCTCGAAGCGCGAATTCACCAGCGCTTCGTACTGGGCCAGCGGCAGACCGCGCCACGCGCGCAGCATGCGGTCGTCCAGCCGGCCAGCGCGCAGCAGCAGCTGTGCCTTGTCGTCGGCGGGCAGGTTGCCGTACTTCTTGGTCAGCTCGTCCACCAGCACGGCCTTGCCGTCCACGTCCCGGCACCAGAGCAGCGTGCCCTCGAAAAGCGGCTTGGCCACGGCCTTGTTGTCGGCCGCCGAGACAGGGGTTTTACGATTCTTGCCCACCAGATCGCCGATGGTGTCCACGCGCGGCAACAGGCGCGGCGCCCGGTCGGCCGCATCATTGGCCAGCATGGACACATCATCGATGTTGCGCTGGGCCGCCTCGTAGACCGGCTTGAAGGCTGGCGCACGCTCAGCCAAGTGGCGCATGGTGCCGATGGTCTTGTCCCAGACAGAGACCTTGCCGGGGTGGGACATCGTCTTCTGGAGCTGGTCCAGGGCGCTGTCCTTGATCTCCGAAAGCCGCGAGCGGCTGAAGCTCAGTTCGTCGCCTGCATCGCCTTGGCGAGGATTGCCTTGATCTGCGCGCTCGCCTGCGCGTCGTCCTTCTTCAGCGATTCGATCTCGGAGTCGCTCAGCCGGCTCGAATCTCGCGAGGTATCGGGCTTCCGACTCGGTGAGCGCGTCGAAGCCGTAGCCTGTGGCTGCGCGGAATTGGTCTTCGAGGTCACCATGTTTTTGACGGAGGGAGGCCAGGGTTTCGGGAGAGGGCTGGATTTTTGCACTGTACTGCTTGCCGGTCAACGCAACCACGCCCACCACGTTTCCACCGCCCTCGCGGATGTGGCTGGCCAGGGCCGCGAACGTGCCGCCCTGCGTGAGGGTGTCATCCACCAGGAGGTAGTCGCCCGGCTCTACGGTGCCCGCGAAATCTACAGGTGCAAAGATGCGGTCCAGCCCATCAAGACCCGTGCGCTGTGCACGGTTCGCCTGCACGATGCCCGTCGCCGTTTCCAGGCCAAGGCGTGCCGCCAGGACTTCGGCCACGGCGCGCGGAATCTTGTTGCGACCACTGGACTCTTCGGCAGCCACCGGCAGCACGCGCGGCCGCGCACCACCCAGCGCAGCTGCCACCTTCGCCGCCATCTCAGGCGTCACGAGGTCCACGGCCAGCCGCGTGGCCGCCGCAACATCCCCGCCCTTGGCCGCAGCGTAGTCGGGATGCTTCGATGCGCTGCCCAGTGTGCTGCCGATGATGGCGTCGGGCATGGCGGCCGCCGAGTCCGAACGGCTGAACACCGGCTCGATACGGTCTGTAGCGGTACGCTGCCCGCGCTCCACGAAATCGCGCGCCGGCAGGATGTAGCCCTGGATGATGTCGGCGTCCGACAGCTTCAGGCGCCCGAACCCGGGCACGTTGGCCCGCAGCCAGTTGCGGATGGCGGCCACGGCACGGCGCACGAAATGCAGCTGCGGCGTCTTCTCGGCCATCTCGGCCAGCACTTCCTCGGCCGCGTGGCGCCGGCTCAGGTCCGTGACGCCGCGCAGCCCATATTCCTTGATCTTGGCCGCCACCTCGGCTTGGCGCATGGTGGCCACCTGGTTGAGGATCTTGTTCAGCTCCGGGCCGAACATGCCGCGCAGGCCATGATGGCCCAGCACCTCGTGGTGCAGCACGCGTGCCGCGTCGGCGGACGTGTTCAGCTTGCTGGCCAGCAGGTAGGCCTTGCCGCGCCAGTAGAAGCCCTCGGGCGCTCCGGAGGCCCCGCCACTGCGCTGGCGCAAGTCCGCGCGCCGCGCTGCCTCCGGCACAGCCGGGTCGTTCATGTCGAAGGCCACGACGACTTCTGGCCCGTTGCTCCAACCCTTGCGTATGGCATCCACCGTCTCGCGCACCTTGCCCACGGCCTGGGCCCGTGCAGCTTCGGAAAACGCCGCCGGCTCCGGCCGCATGATGCGCAGCAGGTTGGCCATCTGGTCATCGGTCAGGCCCTGGCCATCGGATTCGCCACGGCGGAACGGCAGTTCCTCGGCGCGCTCCACCGGCCCGGCCTTCAATTCGCGTGCGCTGGGCTGCGTGGCATGGGTGCGCTCGCGCACGCCCGGCACATCCTGCCAGCCCGATCCCTGCTTCTCCACCTGGCGCACCGTCACGCTCCACACGCCATCGGCATTGGCCGGCGTGTACCAGACCACGCGGACATGGCTATCCCCGTACCCCTTCACGATGTTGCCCGGGGTGAAGTAGTTGGCGCGCGCGGCCTCCTCCGCCACTGCCTTCTTGGCCAGGACGCCGCGCGGCTTCTTCGTGGGCGCAGGCGCTGCGCCAAGCAGCGTGCCGGCCGGCTTCTTCGTCTTCGCCGGATCACGCAGCCAGGACCTGAATTCATCCTGCGTCATCTGGGTGATGCCGCCCAGGCCCGTCCACCCCTTCTCATAGTTCCCCAGGTAGGTGCTCCGCGCACCGGCCTCGTCGGCCGCACCCAGCACCACCTTGTGTTCATCGAATGAGCCATCACGGTTCACCTGGTCCACCACGAACACCGGCAGGTCCGGGTCGCTCGCGCGCTCGGTCATGAACACGTCCACATGGTCCTTGTCCGCGCCCACAGAACCCTTGAAGTAGCCATAGTGGTTCTTCAGGGGCGGCCATTCTGGACGGCGGCGGCTGCCGGCGGGGTTCTCGATGCTGATGTCCAGGCCGTTCAGGCGGACGTGGCCCTTCTTGTAGTTGCCCGCCTCCTTCTGGGCATCGGTCGGCTCGGGCAGGTCGTTGGCCTGGCTGGTGGCCGCCTCCCGCGCGGCTGCTTCCACGGATGCAGGTGCTGCAGGTGCTGCAGCAGCATCGGGCATGGCGGCGGCCAGCTTCTCGCGCACCTTGGGCGCCAGATCAGCCCAGGCGCGCGTGTGGGCACCTGCGCGCGCCGGAGCGTTCAGCCCCTTGGCGGCCTTCGCCACAGCCTGGCGCTCGGCCACCGGCATACTGGTCCAGCGCTCGCTGGCGGCCAGCAGCTGCGCGCGCCGCGCGTCGTTCCCTTCCTTGGCGATGGCCTGGGCCTGCTGCTCGCCCACCGTAGGCGCTGGAGCACCAGCAGGCTCTACAGCGGCAGTCTGTTCGCTGGCGCCACTTCGGCCAGGTACAGCAGATTGCAGGCCGGCAGCAGGCTGTTCGGCACCGCTACCTCGCGGCCCAGCAGACTGCGCATCTGGCGCGCGTCCTGTCGGCTCACCGCCCCCATCCTCCGCAGCAGCCGCAGGGCCTGCTGGGCGTTCATCTGCCAGCCGTACTGCAGGTGCGGGTGAATCATTGGTCTCTCCCTGCGGCGCCATGGCGTCCGCGATCTTGCGTTGCAGATCCGCATTCAGCCGCTCCCATGTGGCGCCAGGTAGGGCCTTGCGGATGACCGGCTTCAGGCCCTCAAGCTTTCCTGCCAAGGCCTTGCGCTCTGCGGTGGGCATGCTGACCCAGGCCGCGCGGCCGGCATCGATGCGCTGGGCTGCTGTTTGGACTGGCGCTTGAGCCTGCGGGCCTGGCGCTGCACCTGCTTGCGCGCCATCGTGCTGAGACGAGGTGGTGCCATTGGTCAGCTCCTGCGCAGGGCCAGGACCTGCAACCGGCGCTCCCTGCGCTCCTGCTGCCTGCGAAGATTCCGCGCGCGGCGGCTGGGCTTGATCGGCTTGTGTGCCATCGATGCTTCCTTGCTGGGTGGATGGATTTGCGGATGCGGCCGGCGCGGTGGCCGGGGTCTGCTGGTCACGCTCGGCGCGGCGGCGCGACAGCTCGCGCGCCAGCTGCAGGCGCACGTTCTTGGCCTGGGCAGAGCGGAATGCGTTGGACAGGTCTTCATCTGTCCAGGTGGCCATGGCCCCGCCCTGAATCTCGCCTGTAGCAGGGTCTGCAGTGACCTGGCGCTCGGAGGCCTTCTTCTTGGCTGGCGCGCGTGCGGCTTCCTCTGCGGCCTGGGCCATGGCACTGGCCTGCTGGGCCTGCGCAGCCGCGCCGGAGTCCACGGCCAGGGCAGCAGCTGCGGACAGAGAGCCGGCAGCAGGGTCCAGCCCCATGGCGCGCGAGGGAGACAAAGGCGCCGCGCCCGTGGACTGCAAGATCTCGTCGTCTGGGGATTCGACCGCGCGATTGGCCGCGCTCTCCGCATCGCGCCGGTCCTGTTCTGCCGCGCGCTGCTGCGCCAGGGCTGCCGCGCCATCGAGTGGAGCGGACTGCGGCACCTCGGGCTCGCCGCCCTCTTCCTGCTGCAGCTGCGACATGCGGGCATCGAATTCGCGGCGCACGGCATCCAGGCCTGGATTCGGTACCGGAGCATCCGGCTCAGCCGCCGCGCCCGGCGCTGGAGCAGCAGCAGCGACCGGAGCGCCTGCAACGTCAGGAGCGGCTTGCCGATCCTCCTGGCCCGCCGCATCGACTGCCTGGCCGGCCTCGGCCGCGCCCGCTCGTGGCTCGCGCGCAGCCCGATACCCCGCCGCGCCACCGCCCATGGCCGCGCCCGACAGCGTGCCCAGCACCACCGCCGTATCCACGTCCTGGGACCAGTCCTTGCCCAAGGCCAGGTTCTGGAAGATCTGCTCTGCCACAGACTGCGGCAACTCCTCGAGGAAACCTTCGGAGATGGCCCCTTCAATCACTTGGCGCGGAATGCTCTTGACCGCGCGCTGCTGCAGCAACGGATTGGTGGCTGCCATGGCCGCGTCGTCGGCGAACTGCTTGGCAATACCCTGGTTGCCCTGGGCAAGCATGGTCTCGGCATCACCAATGCCCAGGCGCTGTGCCATGCGCCCGCCTGCATACCCGAAGCCCGCCGTGGCCGCGCCCGTGGCAGCCGCCGCCGCGACCTGGCCCGGCGAGAGCAGCCCATCATCGGTTTCCTGGCGGATCTGCTCTGCAGCAGAGCCCGCGCCCACCACGCCCTCGCCCAGCGCACCAGCAGCTGCAGCGCCCTTCGCGCCAGCCTGGCCCAGCCGCGTAGCCGCACCCAATGCGCGCGCCGCCACGCCGCCCGCGCCCATGGCCGGTAGCGATTCAACGACCGCGCCGACGATGTTGGACGGGTTTTCAACGGCAGCCTTGAACTTGCCGCCCAGGCCCTCGGCTTCCTGGAACTTGCGCTGGGCTTCCTTGGTGGCGTCAGAGTGCCATTCGTTGACGGCTTCCCGAGCAGGCTTCGGGCGGAAACCGACTGAGCCGCCCTCGTTCTCGAGGAACTTGCCAACTCGTCCGCCTGTCGCCAGGTCAGCCAAGCCGACAGCAGCCTCAGGCACTGCGATGGCACCCTTCACTGTCCAGGCGGCTGCGTCTCGGGCGTAGTCGGCAGCGCTACGGCCTTTCGCCTCACCGTCCTTGACGAGGGTTGATCCTTTGTCCAGCCACGACGTGTCTGCGGACTCCTTCTGCTCCGAAGGTGTGACAGGTGTGGATGCTTGATCGAGCCAGTTTTGTGCCATCCCTCCACTCTCTGCGCGAGGGAGGGAGTGGTCGAACCCTACAGGGGGTCGCAAAAAAGCCCGCTGGTGCGGGCTCGGTCTGTTCAGTCCTTTGCTTCGGGGCCGGGAGGTGGTCCTTGCTTGATGGTGGGCTGGCCGCCAGTTACGAGATCCAGCCCGTCAGGTCGAAGGGCAGCAACAACCTTCTTCGCTATGCGCACTGCAAGGTCTTCTTCTGGTTCTTTTGTCGAGGTCGCCCCATCGCCCCCGCGTGACTCAAAGGCCCCTCCGCTTTCGAAGCTTCCTTGTAGCCGAGCCACGATCTCAGAGTTGTACGAGCGGCCACTAGCTACAGCCGCCTCATGCAGCTGAAGGTGTAGATCCCGAGGCAGGCGCAAACCCGTCTTGTGCCAGTCGTCTTGAGGTGCATTTGTGGCCATGGATGAATTATGCCCTTACCGTAAAGTCAACAATGCATCTACCGTAGATTTTCATGCAGAATGCATCTACTGTAGATTCACAGGAGCAAACATGGCATCAAGCACATCACAGAACGACTGGGCAAAGACAGCACTTCGCTTGCCTCGTGACATGCACACCCAGGTGCACGAGGAGGCCAAGCGTAACGATCGGACATTCAACGGGCAGATTGTTGCGATGCTCCGGCAGGCGCTGCAGCCCAGGCCAGAGGTTCAGCAATGAGCAGTCTGACAAAAGGAAACGCCCCGGAAGGTAGGAGCTCCGGGGCGTCAGGTGACACAACCAATGTGAGAAAGGAAAGTATCGTGCGCGATTCTACTCAAGCCGGCTGCGGCCGGGTGATCACGGCGCCGTTCCATGGTACGCAGCTGTACGTCGTGGAGCACGAAGGTCAGCCATACACACCGATGAAGCCCATCGTGGAAGGTATGGGGCTGACGTGGCAGCCGCAGCATCGGAAGTTGACGGCTGAGCGCTTCTCGACCTGCGTCACCGAGATGGTGATTCAGGTCCCGGGGGATGACCAATCCCGTTCCGTCACCTGCATGTCCTTGAGGAAGCTCCCGGGATGGCTGATGGGTATCGAGACGGGAAAGATCAAGAGCCCGCAGGTCCGTGCGCGCGTCATCCAATATCAGAACGAGTGCGATGACGCCCTCTGGAAGTACTGGAACGATGGCGTGGCAGTGCGCGGCCCGAAGCCAGACGGGAGCAAGCGCAGCGATCCTCAAGACCGCCTACCTCTGTACCACTTCGCCGTGGACACTGTCATCCGCCACAAGCTGATGTTCAACAAAGTCTACGCCTTGCTCAACCTGTTCGCCGGCACGCGCAACTTCCAGGAAATGACCAAGGAGCAAACCGCAGCCGTGGCTGACTTCTGCGACCGCTTCGCCCTCGGCCAAGACACGCGCAACGACTGGCAGCGCATCACAGACAACCAGGCCAAGCTGCACGGCGAGTCCCCTCAGTTGGACATGGTGCAGAAGCTGCTGCTGTCGTAAGCAGCCCCAAAAGACGAAAGCCCCGCCGGGTGGAGCCGGCAGGGCCTTCAAGGCGAATCAATCGAGCGATCAAAGGATTCAGGAATGAATGCTACAGCAAAGCCTCGCGCGCGCAAAGCTCCGGCAGCTGCGCGCCCCACCTTCGAGCAGATGATGGCGCTGGCCCTGGCCAAAGCGGAAGATGACCTGGGCCGGCTCGTCAGCACTCGCTGCGCTGATGAACATTGGAAGGATGTCGACTCGGACGTTGACTACGCCGTTGAGCTCGCTCTGTCGCACATCCGCGCGATGAAGGACCGTAACTTCGAGGATGCGGCCGAGTTCTGCTTCACATGGGGCTACGCAGGCGCAGCCATCAACCTGGCAGCGAAGGCCTTCAGCCGCACGGACTGCGCTTACAGCCGTTTCCTTCGTGACACGGTGCACATGTTTGCCCAGGTTGCCGAGCTGGTGGAGTTCTCAGGCTGATCGCGCTACCTTGCAGGTTGCACAACTGTCGATACTCCATCCAGCCACTTGGTGTCTGCGGCACCAATTGCCTTGAACTCACTCATCACCCGGATGATCGATTCCGTCGATCCCTTTATCAGCGAGTCCTCGCGTGCCTTGCTCTGGGTGACCCAGGCCCAGAAGTCTTTCCTCTGGTACAGGGAGTCGGCATCAGGGTGCGCTGTGTAGATCCGCCGGTAGTGCGTCTCCAGCTTGAGCAGGTCCGCGTCGGTCTTCACCAGCGGGTGCTGCGCGCGAATCTCCGCTGACAGGGGATACCGCTCGCACATGTCAGTCGGGCCTGCGCTCTGCGTGTACAGGCAGCCGCATGCGCGCATGATCATCCCAGCCGCCGGCTGCCAGGATGTGTCGCGCGCCTTGTCTAGCGTGCATTGCTCCGGGGACTTCGGCCCCAGCAGGCCACGGCCCGAGCCGCGACGGACCTCGAAGAACTTGTCTGGGTGCTGCTGGGCGCACAGGTTCAGCGCGGCCGCGTGGGCCGGCGCGTTCTTCACCCCAGGGAGCTTGTCCAGGAGGCAGGTGGCGTAGTCTGCTGCACTGGCGTAGGAGGACGCTACGGCCCAGAGTCCGATGCATACGGCAGACTTTGCAATCAATTTCACGACATGGTTCCTACGTGGTTCAGGGCCTTCTTCGACGGTGCTGAAAAAACACATGCAATTTCAACGTGCAATTTCTCATGCTGAAAAACAACGGCCAGAAGTTACAACAACAATTTCGATGCAATGGCACAATGCAAATACGCGATATAGAAATACGATCATTTCTACGCGACTTTTGGACAGGAGCAAAGTATGACTGCAATCACTGACAAGAAGAAAGTGGTGGCTGGCGTTGTGCTGCGTCCGCGAGTGATCATCTCTCCCCGCACGACTGTCAGCGTCAAGACCCCCGAAGCACGGAAGAATGTGATCACTGCGGCTCGCCGTGTGATCGACACCCACCGTGAAGTGTTCGTGGCCTTGAGGGACCGATAGTTGGCCCTGGAGCTGGACTTCGTCATAGCGATCCACGATGAGATCATCGCGGAGTTCGGCGGTCTCCCAGGTTTCGCGGCCAGCGGCCGCGGTGGTGTTGAATCAGCACTTCAGCGCATAGAGAACTGGGCCGTCTACGAGGGCCTGGATGATGTCTTCGCCATCGCCGCCATGTACGCCGTGGCGATAGCTAGGGGCCATGTCTTCAACGATGCGAACAAGCGCACAGGTCTTGCCTGTGCGCTTGTCTATTTGGAAGAACAGGGCGTGATGCTGCCGAAGACCGCTGAGTTGGAGCAGGTCATGGTGGATGTCGCCAAGGGTGATCTGGAGCAAACTTGGCTTGCGGATTACCTGAGCACGTTGTGGCAGATGATCTCGGCCGAGATGTTCCCAGATGAGGACGAAGAAGATCCTGGCGAACACGCTTACGCGGTATAGGCTGCGCCCCTCCAAGCCAGCCCCGGCTAGGGTTCGACCGCCCCCCGCACCTCTCCTTGAGAGTGGGGGGGGTGGAGTCTCAGGCGTTGCGAGGCCCAGGAAGGTGTCCAACCATGTGGCTGAGCCGGTTTGCGCAGGTCGCGGCGAGGCGGGCGCGCGTCAAATGCGGAAATTTACGCATTTGACGCGCTCGGCATGCCGGCAACGCTGGGCAGGATTTTTAACTCTGCGAATTCGCAGAGTTAAGCCGCAGCGAGTCGGGAGAATCACTCAGGTCTTGCGCCGCTGCACCCCCGCCGCATCAACGAACAGCGCCCCCTTTTCAAGCTTCGCCAAGTCCTGGGGGCTGCGCACCGTCGGCAGCGCCCCCGAAGCCCCCGCATCCACCTGCTGCACCTCACCCGTGACGGCGTTGTGCCGGATGATGCTGCCCTGGCTCGTGGAACCATCGGCATTCTTGACCGCAGGCGTGACCGTGACCTTCCAGGGTGACGGATCTGCATCACCACGGATCGCGCGCATGGACTGCTGAGCCTGCTGTTTCTGCTGGGGCGTGGCGTTGGGATCGAGCAGCGTATTGCGCAGCTGCTCTTCCTGGCGTTGGGCCCGGGTCTTGAAGCCGCGCGCTTCGGCCTCGCCCTGCAGGCGCTGCTGCTCGATGCCCAAGCGCATCCCCGTGCGCCCGGTTTCGCCATCCTGCTGCATGGCCTCGCGCTGCACGCCGCCGGATTGCTGCATGTCTTCGCGCATGAGGCCTGCGTTCTGGCGCATGGTCTCGGCATCCAGGCCTGGCTGGGCCTGGCGCAGCGCCGAGTCGGTCTGCAGGGCGGCCTGGTAGGCGGCCACTGCCGGCGGCGGGCCGGACTGAGCGCCACCGCCACGGAAGCGGGCCATGCCGGCTGCAGCGAACTCGGGCCGGTTCATGATGCTGCTTGCGCCAGTTTCCAGGTTCTGGAGGTCTTTGCGTGCCTGCCAATCGTTGCCGGAGTGGGCGACGGTTGGTGCTCGGTAGCCTGGGAAGCCCAGACGGGGCTGCTCGACCTCTGTGCGCTGGCCTGGCGTGAAACCGCGCGCTGTCGATTGCGCGGCCAGGTTCTGGGCGGCCAGGTCGTTTTGCCGGGAGGGCAAGCCGCGCGGCTGGGCGCCGAGCGCCGCGCTCTGTGCGCTGTCGCCGAAGCTGTTGCCCTGACGGAAGATCCCGGGCTGAACTTCCTGTGGTGCGGCTGAGCTGGGCGGGCCCATGGTGCTTCCGGCCGGAGGCGTGGCCTGCGGCGTTGCAACTGAGCTTGCTGGAGCTGTGGAGGGCGCGGGGCTCGCCATCGTGGAGGCAGCAGCAGGTGCTGCGGCTGCGGCGGCACCGCCCCCGATCCCGGCGCCGACCGCAAGCCCGCGCGCGGCGTTTGTTCCGGAGTTGATGGCGCCACTGATTGCCCCACCCGTGCGCGCGAGGGCAGACGCACTGCCGCCCAGCGCACCAGGCACGGCATTGGCCAGGTTCGACACATTGCGGCCCAGCTCGGTATTCATGGGATTGGACTGCGAGCCGTCTGGAGTCGGCGCCTTGGGGTAGCCGCCCAGCGGGATCTGGTCCTCAGGCGCACCACCGTTGGCGAAGAACACCTTGGGCTTGAAGCCGCGCGGCACGAATGCCTGCTCGGGCGCTGGTGTGTGGGTGGCATCGACGGCGGCCTGCAGCGCGCCAGCGCCGCCCATGGCGTGCACGGTATCGGGCGGCAAGACGAACTCACCCGGTTTCACCATGGCTGGGATGGAGTCGGGCGCCTGGTTCTGGGCCTCAGCAACAGCCGCGGCCTTGCTGCGCGGGCGGAAACCCAGTCGCGGCTGCTCTGCCGCCTGCGCTTCTCGCCGACCTGGTTGAAAGCCGAACATGATGGCTCTCCTCAAAGAATGATGGATTCGGTGACGTGAGGCTGGTCCTCACGGGTTTGCCGGCGCAAGTCGGAGTCGGGCCGGCGCCCAAAGTACCGAGTGAACTCAGCCTCTGCTGCTGCCGCGCGCGTCGGGTCGAAACCATCCGCGTCTGGCTGCGAGAAAGCACGGTGCAGGGCCCAGAGCACCAGCTTTTCATGGCTGAAGGCATGGATCTCGGGCGACTCTCCCGAGCTGCACATGGGTCGCATCGGAAGGCGGTAGCCCTCCAACACCAGACGCCCGTCGCGCGGCGGGGCCGGCACGAGTCGGATGGATCGTTCGCCCTGCACAGCCCAGCGCGTGCAATCAAGACGCTTGTGGCGCCACCCTGGCTGATGGCGGTCCAGCCATTCCGTGGAAACCAGCGTCAACTCCTGTGGTTCCCGCGCGCCGTCGATCTCGTAGGCGAGATAGGTGATCTCGTACAGGGCGGGGTGCAGAGGATAGGTGGACTGACCTTCCTTCACCGGCACATGGCAGACTTGAGGGCGCTCTACTTCCAACAGAAGCCGGCCGCGCACCGCCGCTTCAGCCACGGCCTCGTTCAGCCAGGCTGTCACCAGTTCCTCGCCCCAAAGGTAGGGCTTCACGCAGTCTTTGGAGTCGGCGCGGAAGCGGTTGATCAGATCCTGGAGCGTCATATCAGCGTGCTCCGAACTGCTCGATCAGGTTGGCCACCTCGGCGCGCATCTTGGCCTCGCCCTTGCGCGCGTCGAGCTTGACCTCGTACTTCGCCGCGTATTTGGCCAGGGCGCCCTTGTCCATGCCCTCGATGGTCAGGAGCATGGACTCTGTGGCCGCGCGCTCTTGCTGCTGCAACTGGTCCGCCTGCTGCTGGGCGGCGTGCGCTTGCTGGAGCGCAGCATCGTCCTGCTGGTCCGACGTGTCGGGCTGCTGCGCCTGCTGACCCTGCTGGGCCTCCAGCTGCAACTGGTCCGCCTGCTGCTGGGTTGCCGGCGCGCGGCTGAACTCCACGAAGCGCAGCAGCTTGCGCGCGACGGCCTCGGGCACCAGCTTGGTGTCGCCAGGCTGCCAATGGGTGGCCGCCAGACGGTCGTGATAGGGCTTCTTGCCCGTGTATTCCAGCTTGTCGAATTTCATGATTCGCTCCGTTCATGTGAAACAAGCCGGACAGGCCGGCTTGCTGCATGGTTCATCGCCGCGAGCGCGGCTTCGATCAGGCCACGCCTTCGGGGACTCCCAGCACCACCAAGTCCAGCGCGCTGGCCTTGGCGTTGTCCGCGCCGCCCACGGTCAGGATCAGGTACGCATCCTTGGGCAGCGTGATGACCGGATTGGCGGTGGCGTTGCGCAGACGCGCCGTGGCGGCCAGGTTCACGCCAGCGCCGAAGTAGTCGTCGTCCTGCGGCACGGCCGGCACATCCACGCCGTCGGCATACTCGAAGCCGATCTTGGCAGTGACGGATGCCGTCATGCCAACGGCAACGACGACCAGGCTGTCGATCAGCTTGAAGCCAGCGGGCAGCAGGCCCAGGCGGATCTTTGTGCCCTGAATGGCGGGCGTCAGGATGTCGCCGCCCAGGGCCGCGCCGGCCGCATTGGTGGCCAGGGTGTAATGCAGGGCGCTCAGGTTGCCCCACGGCGTCGCGCCGAGGCGATTGCTGGCGGACTGCACTTTGGTGATGGTTGCCATGTTGGCCTCCGATGAAATGGTGAAGAACTCAGCGGAGGACAGGCGATCAGCCGACCGCCCGCCCTGGGGCGCGTCAGTTGCGCTCGCCGATGATGCGCACAGCCGTGTCGATGGCCGTCGCGCCGTGGTCGGTGAAGTGCTTCTTGCCGTTGCCCTGCGACACCAGCCAGCGGATCTTGAAAACGCCCATGATGGCGCCGATCAGCAGCTCCAGCTTGTCGCCGTGGTCGAAGTCCTTCTCAGACCAGAAGAACGGCATGCCACCGTGCTTGGACTTGCCGAAGGCCTGGGCCAGCGACTGGCCGCCCAGCAGGATCGCGCGGTCCACCGCATGGGTGGTGCCGAACGAGGCAGGGACGATGCAGGTGCTTTCCGTCTCGGTCTCGTAGGAGGCGCAGTAGCGGACAGTGTCGCCAGCATAGAAGCGGATGGGCTTGGGCATCTTGCAGATCAAGATACCGTTCCACAGGCCCACTTCACCCAGAAACAGGGGGTGGTTGTTGGCCTTGGACGCGCGCGCCAGGGCGTTCGCCTGGAACTGGCGGAAGCCGGGGTCCTGGGCGAATGCGTGGTATTGCGCGGGGGAGACCAGCAGCACACGCAGTGGCGAATCCTCGGCCACCTTGTCCTCGGGGATCTTGATGGCGGGCGGCGGCAGAGGGATCGATTCCATCGTCGTGCGAATGCTGTCCACCACATCCATGCCGAGCACGTCGGTGGATGCAATGTCCAGCTCGCCCGCGTTGGCGGCCACGGTCTTGATGGCATCGCCGTCTGCGACGAAGTGACGATTGCGGGTAGGCGCCTTCACTTCATTGATGGCAAATTCCGCGAACTGCGGGTGAGCCTCGGTCGGCAGACGCCATTCGATGTTGTCGTGGAAGCCGCGCGCGCCGGCCAAGTGGGTCAGCATCAGCTGGTCTTGGTAGCCGTTCATCAGCGACAGCGCGATGGGCCGGCCGATGCGACGGAATTCCACGGGGGAATTCATGTCGGTCATCGTGTCGCCGATATCCACGGGGAAGCGGACCTGGTTCACGCGCACGCGGCCGTTGTCCAACTCGATGCCCGTGCCCTTGCCCTCGGCCATGCGGCTGCCCATGATGGGATAGGCATTGGTGGGCTGCACGAAGTGGAACTCCACCTCGGAGCCCTTGCCACGCGTCAGGTCCACCGTTCGCACGATGGGCATGTCGGTGGAGGTCTGCTTGCTCAGCACGGCGCTGACGTGAGCCTCGCCCTGGGGGACGGTGCCCACCATGCGGTTCAGCGTCGAATTGCGCTGCATGGACTGAGCGAACAGCCCGGCAGCCTGGACGAATTGGGCATTCGGCGAACCGGTTGCCACATTGGTTTTTCCGGACATATGTCCTCCGTCTTGGGGAGAGGGCTGCCTCATCACGAGGTGGCCCGGGTTTCAAAAAATATTCAGCGGTTCACGCCAAGCTGTTCATCAAGGCATCGATCTTTGCCGGTGACATACCGCTCATCACGTTGAGCAGCGCCGCGGGGTTGTTGGCCAGTGCCTGCGCGCGCTCCGCTTCACTGGCACCAGCAGCCGCGCCCGTCAGTTCGGACAGACTCACCGGCACGGCCTGCTCTGCATCAGCTTTCGCCTTTGCCACGGCCGCGTCCACGGCATTGGCAGGAGCGGCCGGGCTGGCTGCGGGAGAAGCGGCGGGCTTGGCACCCTTGAAGGTGCTGAAGACTTCCACAATCTCGGCGGCGGATCCGTTCTGCAGGACATTGGCCACGGCTGCGCGCGCGAAAGCAGGCTGGGCATCCACCCACTGCTTGAACTCGGCAGAGTCGGCAATTTCGTCCGCGTCCGCGTGGGCCGCATAGATAGCGTTGTCGTGCGCCTGCCGGGCGCTGACCTGTTCGCGCTGCTGGAGCGGCTGCATGGCCTGGGCCAGTCGTGCGTCCACCAGTGCTGCGGCACGCTGGTCCACCAACGCAGCCACGCCCTTGGCGATGCCCTCCTCCGAGAAGTCGCCAAAAAGGGCCATGTCCACGCCTTGTGAGGCGGCGGCCTGGGCAATGGCCAAGTTCTTGTCAGCCGAGGTTGGCGCCGCGCCCGCTTGCTCGCGAGCCGAGGCATCCGCCTGGGCCTGTGCGAGGTTAGTTTGCTGACTGCGGGTCAACTGGTCGATCTGAGCCTTCAAGGTGGCGTTCTCGCTCTCCAGCGAATCGCCGCGCGCCTTGAACTGGTCGCGCTCGGTGCGAGCTTGAGCCAGCTTCTCAAACGGGATCGTGTAGCTGCCCGACTTGCTGGCAATAGGCGCGCCGGCCGGCTCGTCATCCTGAGCGGGCGCCGCGCCTGCAGCAGGTGCAGGAGCCGGGGTTGCTGCAACAGCGGGTGCAGCGGCAGGAGCGGGAGAAGGCGCCGCAGCAGTTTGCTCAGCGCCAGGGGTGGCGATTGCGGGAGTAGCAGTGCTCGCGGCGTTGCTGGCTTCGGCGGTCTTGGTCGCGTCCGCGTCCAGATCCAGTTGTCCTGCAAAGGCGGATTCGAGCAGTTGCTCAGGGGTCATCGGCATGTAGGTGCTCCACATCCCCGGCTATCCGGCCGGGCCTGTTTGAAGGGGCACGCAGATTCGAGGATCAGGCCGGGGCCGAAGCCCCGACCATCACGCTCTCCAGCTGCGGGAGGTGCCGACCCATCACGGGCAGGCTTCTCGTCTCTGGCTTTCGCCTTCAACGTGGAACACAGTGTCAGGCCGCGCGCGCGCAGCATCCAACTCTGGACGGAGTGAGCCGCTATAGGTTGTCGGCAGGGGTGGCCGTCTCGATCCCCTGCATGCCGCGCGCCGGCTCCTGAGGGATTGGCGGGAATGCGGGGCTGGTGTTCTCGCGCACCTGGGCGATGTCGCCGGCCGCGCCCGGACCGCCAGACTGCGGCGCTGGGCCGCCGGCCGCAACGCCAGGCACAGGAAAGTCCGGGTCGTCGCCGCCTGGATTGGGCTTCTGGTAGCCAGCGCCCTGCATGATGGCGTCGGCAATGGGCGCGATGGCAGGATTCATGGCTACCTGGGCCCCGCCCTGCATCGCCGAGAAGGCGGCCTGCACGCCTACCTGCACAGCGTCGGCCATCACCTTCTTGATCTGGGCGTCCGTCATGCGCTCCTTCATTTCCAGCTCGCGCGCCTTCAACTCGTGGCCGGCCTTCAACAGCGCGGCCTGCACCTCCTGCTGCACCCGCTGCTCGATCTGCTCCGGCGTCTGCTGTCCCGATGCTGCGCGGATGGCCTCCACCACCTGCTTCTTGCGGGGCAGATCCATCAGGTCAATCAGGAATGGCAGCGCAACCACCTGGATATGCTCAGGCAGGGACTTCACCGCCTCGGACAGCGAGCTGAGCTGCTGGCCTCGGAAGCTGCTGGTGCTCGGCACGTCCTCCAGAGCGACCTTCATGCGCGTGCGCAGCACATCGTTGGACCGATAGGCCAAGCCTGTGTCGGGGTCCTCTTCGGCCTTGTTCAGCACCACGGTGCGCGGTGGGTTGAGCACGTCGCCCTCGATCACGATGGTCTGCTCCTCGTCGCCCATGTCCTCGATGATCAGCGACATCAGCAACTCGCCCACCATCGTGCGCCCGTCCTTGGTGTTGTCCATCAAGTCAGCCATGCCGATCTGGGACTGCTCCACCTGGGTGGTTTCCTGCAGTCCGCTGCGCGCGGTGCCGGCCTGGCCCTGCATGGCCGGCGTGACGGGGCTGACACGGCCCAGCGCGCGCCTGCTGTCTTCCATCAACTGGAAGTGCTGTGCATCGAGTTGGAAATCGCGGTGCACCTGAAAGCGCGCGCCCTCCTGCTGCATGTGTTCTGCGTCGAGAACAATGTCTGCGTCAGGCCTGGCCAGTTGCTGACGCAACTGCGCATCGGTCATCGCTGTGGCGCCCTTGGTCCGCTCCACTCGCTGCGAGGCCATGCCCCAGCGCAGCTTTGCCATGGTGCTGTTCAGGTTGTCCTGCGGGAAGAGCATGTCGCGCACCAGGCCGAAGGGCATGCCCGTCTGGTCTTCCCGATAGCCCCAGAACGGCACATATGGAAAATGCTGGTGTGGGTATGGCGTGGGGCCGTCGTGCAGGCAGATGGGTCCAATCCAGTAGGACCGACGCAGCCGCGTGACGGTCTCGCGCGACAGCGTGCCCGCGCCCGAGGCCACGGCCAGGCGGTGCTGCTGGTTGGACTCGTCGAACTCGACCACGCGGCCGCCGCGCAGCCTCAGCACCAGCGCCGACACCCAGCGCCGGTACCAGAGTTCGCACAGGCTGAGCTCGTCGGTCTCCGAGCGATACCAGGCATGCTCGCGCGGAGTCCAGGCCCGGGACACATCCAGGCCCGGCACCAAGCCCGTGGAGTAGCCACCCTCGCCCAGATAGCCGCCGTATCCGCCTGGGCCGGATGCGGAGTCCGCGCGCATGATCAGATCGCGGTGCTTGGGGAAGGCCGCCGCGACCCGGTCTTTGCGGATGAACCGCTCCCGGAGCAGCCAGTGCGCATCGGACAGGTTATCCTCCTGCGCCCGGATGTCCCACCAGATTTCATTGCGGTGCACATACCGGCAGCGGTAGGGGTAGGCGAAGGGATCGCTGGCCCGTGCAACCTCCACCCAGCCAAGGCCCACGCTCACCTGCGGCTTAAACGCATCGCTGATCGCGCGATCTGCCCGGCTGTGGCGCTCTGCCTGGTTCAAGCGGAAGTTGAGCGCATCGGCCACGTCCTGGCCGCCTGGGTCGCCGTCGGGTGTCACGCGCCAGTCCGTCCGCGTCTTGGCCTCGTAGCCGCACACGGCCGCAATCGCCGGGCCGATGATGTTCTCCTTGGCTGGAGGGATACCGAAGCGCTTCATGCGCGCGAGCAGTTCGCTGCCCAGTTGGTTGCCGTCGGCATAGTCGGCTTCCATGTCGGCCTGCCGGCGCCACGGTGGCTGCTCCAGGATGTCATCGATGATGCGGGCATATTCGTGCGGCGTCAGCGCCGCGCCCAGGTCTGCAGTGCTTGGGGGGGTTGCATAGTTCATGGCAGTGCCTCACGCGCGCCAGTCCGGCGCATCCTCTTCCTCTTCGGGCTCGGCGCGCGCGCCGTACCCATCGTCATTGGGGTTGAAGAGCCCGCTTTCCTTCGCCTGCGCCCACTGCCGCAGCGCGTCCGCGCCTTCCGTGCAGCCGTTGGACTTGTCGGGCTCATCGATGAATTTGTTCAGGGCCCGGCTGAATTTCTTGCTGTAGCCGCGCAGCCGCTCCAGGCCGAAGGCGCAAGCCTCTTTGTCGAACCAGGCGCCACGCAGGTGTTTGCGCACGGCCGAGATGCCAGTCTGCAACTGGGTGATCTGCGGAACCACCACAAAGCGCTGGCCCGGCATCAGCGCCTGCAGCTGCTGCTTTGTGGATCGGTTGGTATCGCTCAGGCGCTTGTGATTCGCGTCATGCGGCAGGAAGTGCCCGCCGAACACGTAGCCGAGGCCCTGCAGGTGGCGCACGTAGTGCCGCAGGTCTTCCTCGTGCTCTTCGTAGTAGTTGATGAAGCGGTCCTCGCCGCGCAGGGACTGCATGAACCAGATGGCTGTGCCGTCCGCGCGCCCGATATCCCAGAACGTGTAGACCGGCAGGTCCAGCTCGGGCACCGAGGTGATGCCGCCGCGCTTCGTGAGCGCAACCATGGCCTTGGCGTAGTACCGGCCCGCGCTGGACTGCTGGAATGCCTCGGCCGGCGTGGACGGGTACTCCTGCCACATGCGCTCTGGCGCGCCGGGGAAGTCCGCTTCCTGGGTGGCCACATACCAGGCCCGCTGTTCCAGATCGATGGTGCACTGCATCTCGACCTCGACCTGGTCGAAATAGTCGTGCTGCTCGCGCGCGACATGGACCAGGCCAGCGTCCATCCGGTAGTTGGGTTCCTGCCACCAGGCGTAGAAGTGGAAGCGGTAGTCGCGCGGGCTCAGCTTCTTGTGCGTGTAGTGCAGGGCCTCGGCCCGCTGTGACAGGTGGTAGAACTCGCCGTTGGCGCCTTCAGCCGTGCTCTCGATCACCAGGATGCCCGTGGTCGGCACGGCCGGTATGGAGCCGGTCATCACCTCCTTGGCCTTGTGCGGGAAGCGTGCCGAGATCTTGCCCAGCTCAGAAACGTGCAGCCGGTGGATGGTGCCCGAGCGCATGGACGTAGCCACGCGCACGCTGCTGTTGTTGTGGGCGAACAGCAGCTCCACGGCACTGTCGCGCGCCAGGGGGAAGCGGTCTCGAATCTCCTCGGGCAGGTTCTCGTAGGCGTACTTCACCTTGTCCCGGAAGATGGCCTCGGCCGCCTCGCGGTCGTGCGCGATGATGCCGCAGCGCTGATCCGCATTGAACAGCGCGTGGTCCAGCCACAGGATTGCGATCAGGGTGGTGAAGCCGAGTTGCCGCGCCTTCAGGATGATGTTGCGGTGCCAGAGCCGGCTGATGAAACGCTTCTGCGCGCGATTGGGCCGGAAGGGCATGGTGAAGGTGTCAGCCTCTTCCCCATCCTTGGAATCGCCCTTGACCATGATCTTGTACAGGCAGCCGGAGAACAGGCGCCATTCGGGATCACGCAAGCACCGCTCCAGCTCCTCGGGCGTGTCGGGGAGCCGGTTCAGGGGAGCACTGTGGACGCGCGCGGCCACAGCCTCAATCCTCCTCGTCCGCCGGGTCTTGCTTCACCTGCAGCGTGGAGCCCGCGCGGGGGCCTGTGCGCTCCGGGTCATCTGCAATGGGCGCGAAGCCGTTGCCGTTCTCCTTGGAGATGCGATGCAGCAGCGCGGCCAGCGGGTCTGACTTCTGCTGGTTGTCCCTCTCGTACATGCCCAGGTACTTCCAGATTTTTTCTGCGAAGGCCTCCTTGCTGTGCGTCAGGACCTGCAGGCCATCTTTCGTACGCTTCACGCCGGCATACAACTGGGCAGCGGCTGGGCTCAGGTAGCGGGTGTCCTTGATGACCTCGCGTGCATATCCATCCCCAACGCATGCAGTGCAGTCCGGGTGCGGCGGCCGGTGGGGGTTGAAACCGATGCCGCCTTCTTCATCGAAATCCTCGGGCGCCTTGCCTTCAGCACGCCATGACTCGCGTGCCTGGTTCATCTCGCTGACGGTGCGCTGGTAGCGGAAGTTCTCCCCCCAGCAATGGCGGCAGCATGCGACCTTGGTCTCGATCAGTTCGCGTGCATCGGCTGTAGCGATCAGCCAAGCCTGCTGCAGCATGGCGTCGGCAGTGATCTGCGTGCGCTCCTGCTGCTGCTTTCGGGCTTCCGCAATCGCGACTTGGATGTGAGGTTTTGACAGGTTCTCAGAGGCGATCTGCCGGGCAGTCTTGGAGCTGTAGCCGGCTCGAATCGCCGCCTGGGTTCCATTCAGGTCCACCAGGAATTCATCGATGAACTTCGACTCCCTCGCGGTCAGCGCCTGGGCATCCGTGCTCTTGATGCGGGCGGCCTTTTTTGCCGGGGCCTTCTTCAATGCGGGTTTCGCGGTCGCGCTCGTAGGCTTCTTGGCCGCTGGGCGCTTCGCAGGAACGGCAGAGCCTGCGGCCTTCTTGGGGGCAGCAGGCTTCTTGGGGAGAGGTTTCTTTGGAGGCTCGGACTTGCCGGCAGGACGTTGGGCCATGGCCGGAAGTGTTCCGGCATGGCCTAGGGCCGTCGAACCCTAGCCGGGGCGCTCCGCGCGACGCGCCACATTGCGCAACAGTTGCGCATAGAATTCCGGCATGACAGCCAAACCACCCACCGCCCACACGGCCGAAGAAATCACGGAATGGATGCAGCGCAATGGCCTCACGCAGACCGCTGCAGCCGAGGCCCTGGGTATCTCACGCCGCATGCTGCTGTACTACCTGACCGGCGAGAAGCCCGTGCCCCGCACCGTGGCCCTGGCCTGCCTGGGCTGGGAAGTGGAGCGCACAAACGCGGCTTGAGTGGCTTCTGAAAAAAGGCGTTGACTGCGCAATCATTGCGCATTATTATTCTTCCCATGGCAGCAACAAGCGGCCACTGGCCCGGCAGATCCGGGAAGTCTCGGCCGCACAGGTCGAACGCACCAAAGGGGAAAAACCATGTCCTACCTCATCAGCAACGGCCAGATCGTCGCCAAGACCTCCGCCACCCTGGCCAGCGGCCAAAGCGTTGCATTCAGCGGCACCCGCGTGGCCGAGGAAATCAATGCCGGGCGCCAGTGGAACCTGGTCAACGCGCAACGCGCCACCATCGGCAACGGCAAGACCTGGGATGCAAAGTGGGCCAAGCTGGAAGATGGCCGCATGGCCAGCGAGATCAACCCCGGCGAATTCTTCATTGCCTGACTGCTATAGTGGTGCCGTCCAGATAGGCGCCGACTGCCGAGCAGGCAGCTTAGGAAATACCGCAGTGATGGTGCTCCATCAGCGGGCTCCGCTCTCTCCACTACCGAACAGGTAGCTTCTCTGCCGCATAGGCAGCACCACCGGAGATTGATGATGCAAACCGAAGACCGGGAATTTGATGCCGAGGTGCGCGCCTTCGTTGCCTCGTTCGGCTGCGTGCAGCGCGCCCGCTATGGCCGCTGGTTGGCCTGGCTGGACCCAACGCACGACTTTGTGCGCGAGGGCCTGCAGCCGCCTGGGCAGGTCAACGTCTACCTGCACGGCGAACCCAAATGCACCGCCCAAAACAGCTACTGGGACGGCCAACCGCCCATAGGCTTTGCACGGGGCAAGCCCCTCTTTGGCGGGCCGCTGGACTTGCGGAAATCCGCCGACCGGGAGCTATGGCGCCAGGCGTGGGCCGCGCGCCCGTATTTCGAGAGCGCGGAATCGGCGCGCCGCAAGATCGAAGACTGGATCTGGGACAACCGCCCCGACATCGTGCGTACGGCAAGGAATGAGGTGCGCGAGGCGATTGCCTACCGCCGCCGCATGAGCTGGAAAGCCCGGGAGCCGGCCCATGCCTGAGTGGCGCATCTACCAGGGAAACACCCTGTATTGCCAAACCGATTGGGCGCCCATGGCCGTGGCGGCCTGGGACCGGGCCGCCCGCGACACCAACACCGAGGATGAGCGCACCGAGGTGGTATTGGAGAGGGACGGCCAGCTGCTGGAGCGTGTACGGCCGCGCCGTGCAGGACACCCTTGGCCCGACAGTCGCACCACAGTGCCAGGGCTGGGGGACCTGGCGGCGGCCATCCTGCAACTGGCACGCGCTGCAGGCATCGACGCCACCGCGCTGGCCGATGAGATGACACGCAACGGCCTACCCACCGCACGCAGCCGCCTGGACCGCATCCGCACCATCTCGCGCGACAACAGCGCGCATACATCAAGCGCCGAGCTGATGGCCATGTGCTATGCAGCCGTGGGAATTTTGCGCAAAAACGAAAAAGGGGGTTGACTGCGCAATGATTGCGCAATAGTATTGAACCCATGGCAGCACACCGCCGCCAGCGGCGCCTCCCGTCAATGAGGGGCAAGTGAGAACCACAATGAGCGCAATTTCCTATATCTGGGCCGCAGAGCAAACCGAGCCGGGCATGAGCGGCGTGCAATACGCTGCAACCAATACACCTGCCGCACCCAGCGGGCTGCAGGCTGTGCCCGTTGCGGGTGCCGAGGGCCTGGTGCATCAGGAAAGCCTTTACGGCGACTGGAAGCTGATAGGCACCGCCAAGGGAGCCAGCTACAGCAACGATTACGGCTACTTTGTTGAGCTGGACACTCCCATGATGCAGGGCGCCCCCGTGGAACTCGAAGAGGTGGTGCGCTGCGGCTGGTACAGCCAGGCATGACACAGCGCGCCAAGCTGGTGGTGCACCACGGTGGCCCCTGGCGCCACTATCAATGGACCGAGCTGCCGGGCTGGGAAATGCTGGGCACAGTGCAGCGCGGCCACGAAATCGGCGCGCTGGCGCGCAACCTGCGCACCGGCCAGTTGGTCATGCTCAGGGCCGGGGCGGCCAGCGCCCTGGACCAGCGCAAGGTGCTGGCCGCCTTGCAGACTGCGCGGGCCGTTTGACTCGAAAAAGCCCGCGCGCATCTGGCTTTTTCTTGACCCTACGCTGCAGCTTGGCCCGACAGCGCACTGAGCAGATCACCCTGACGTCCGTCAACACGCCGCTGAGCTTTTAGCGCTTTCACTTCGCGCTCCAGGTCTCTACGTCTGGCCACCTCCTCCAGCAGTTGGTCCTGCAACTCCGTGACGCGCGTCAGGGCCGTGTGCTCCAGCGCCACGCCTGCCAGTCCCTGACCGAGGCGCGCGGCTTCGGGGCGGACCAGATGCAACACATGCTCCCCAATCTCCACCAAGGTCCGCCCATCGTTGAGGTGAACGATGACGACATCCCGCGCTGGCCCATGCTGGTGCACCGGGCGGTAACACTGCTTCACCGCCGCAATCATTCCCTCGCCGCGCAGCACCTTGATGCGGTCGTCCACCGTGGTGAGGTTCAGGCCTGTCATCTTGTGGATGCGGTCGCGCGTGGGCTCTTCACCGGCCTCGTGCAGCTGGCGGATTGCCTCATAGACCTGCGTCAGCGTGGGCACGGCCTCGACCGCGCCAGTGTCCGGATTGCCGCCGGGCGTCTTGTGGATGGTGCTGGTGGTGGCTTGGTTCATGCGGTTTCACTCCAGAGGGGCAGACGTTGTGGCCATTGGCCGGATTCAAGAATCGTGTGGCGGGTGATGCGGCCCCATTCCAGGCCGTATGCGCGGTGCTGTTCGCGGCCGCCTTCTATGAGGCGGTATTGGTCATAAGGGATGTGGCAACCTTCAATGCCTGGGCGAGCGCAGCACAGCGGGAAGCCTGTGCGGTCATCTGTCTTCAGGCCCATGCCCTTTCCGAGGTTCAGGTGCGCGTGCTGGCTGTAGCCGACCACGTTGCACCAGATGCAGGGCAGCGCAGCCACGGCGCGGCGGTAGGCCTCACATTCGAGGATTTCAGTCTTGGGCACGACCAGGCCTGTGCTGGCTCCGCCCATTACCACGATGCTGGTGCACGCCATGCCGGCCGTGGCGCGGGCACTATCCATGGCGCGGGCCGCGCGCTGCGCCAGGCGCTCTTCGCGGTCCAGATTGCCGGTGCCTGCCACAGGCCATGGACTCTTGGACTTGAACGGCCTGCGTGTCAGCGCCATGGATGCGCCTCCCGCCAAGCATCCAGACGGTTCATTACCTCCCACGGGAAGGTGTCGAAGACGCCGCCGGTGGGCAACGCAGGGCGGACAGGGCAACGCTGATACAGGATGCTTGCCCCGTTCAACGCTGCCCGCGTCAGCGCGGCCTCGCCCTCTGGATTGGGGTCAGCCATCAGCGCATCCACCAAAGGCCGCCACGAAGGGTGAAGGATGAAGCTGGGCCTGCTGGTCGGGCGGTCGATCAGTTCTCGGGCCATTTCGGAGACGAGCATTACCCTCATCGGACATCCCCTTCAACATCGACCTGCACCAGGAAGCCGTGGTCGCCCATCACGCATACACGCGTGGGGCCGTACTGCTCCAGGCGGCAGCAGCGGTTTTCCGACCAGACGGAGAAGCGGTAGCGTCCCAGGGCATCAGGGCCTTCGATGCGCTCGCGCATTGCGGCGCCACGCCACAGGGGCGGGTGCAGGCGCGGCGCGCACGGGGCCGCGCTGGCCACGGCGCGGAAGGTCGGGGCGGAAATCAAGCATGTGCACCGCCCTCCCCTGCGCTGGCATCGAAGTCCTGCACCTCCAGACCCAGCACGCGCGCCACAAAGCTCTCCAACCGGGCGCCGCGCGACTGCTTCCAGCCCGGCAGCCGGTGGACGGCATCGCAGGTGCACAGCTGCGGCAGCGCCAGACGCATGTAGCCAGCCCAGCTGCCGCACGCTGGCGCGGGGTTCTCGGCCGGGTTCTCGACGTGGTGGCCCTGGGCGCGCAGCGTGGCTGCAGCGCGGTTGAAGGCCGGGTAGTTGAACTCGGGCAGGCCTGTCATCGGGCCAGCGATGTAGATCCGCTTCATGGCCGGGCCCTCCGGAAGGACCACGCGATCATTGCGGCGTCACGCTGGTGCTGATTGCTGCGGCCGGCCCAGCCGGTCAGGCGGCTGAAGGTGGCGGCATCGATCTTGGCGCCGTGGGCACTGCCGGCCTTCGCGCTTGGCGCCAGGCCGAAGCAGGCAATGCCGAGGCTGGCGCACAGGGTCTCGATCAGCACGCACCATGCGTCGATCTCGCCCACGTTGCGCGCCATCTTCGCTCGCGCCGCGGCACTGCCCTGGCCGGTCCAGGTCTTCCGGGCCTTGCGGCTGTCCTCGAAGATCACCAGCGTGGGCGCCCTGCCCTGCAGCGTCTGCAGGATCTGCGCTGGCGCAATCTCCTCCAGCGCCTGCAGCTGGCCATCCACGATCCAGGCCAGGCCCGTGTGCTTGCCCGGATCCATGCCCAGCACCGTGATCGGGCCTTGGTGGCCAGCCGGCACCGTCACGCACGGGGCGGCGGGCGCCAGGCGAGCGCCTGCAGCTGCTGCACCACCTGCTGCTCGATGTCCACGAACAGCCGGGACTCGTCCCTGTCCAGCTCCCTGGCCCTGGCCTTGACGTACTCCCACCACCCGGGTTGCTGGGCCAGCTTGACGAGGTGCGCCACGGCTGCCGCGCTGAGATTGATTTGGTGTTGCTGCCATTGATGATCAGACGACGATGAATTCATGGGTGTCGCTGCCGTGGCTGTTGACCAGCAGCTCGCGCAGACGGCGTTCGGTGGCGCGGTGCGCGCGGATGAAGGTGCGTGCCGGGATCACCTCCAGCACCTGGCCGTAGGCCTCGCCGAACTCGACCAGGTGGCCCAGCTGCACGGCGTTCAGGCGCATCTCCTGGCCGTGGCCGTGCTTACGGCCCAGGTCCACGACGGCCGCCACCGCATCAGCAAACAGGCTCTGGGCCTCGGGCTCGGTGAAGACGCCCATGCCCAGCAGCGTTTCGGACAGGTTCGCGGCGTCGGCCAGGTCGCGCCAGTGCTGGACGGTGGGAGCGGCATAGCCGACGGCATGCACGGCGGCCAGGACTGCAGCAGCCAAGGGCTCGCGCTTGCGCTGGTGCAGCGGCTGCCGTTCGCTGGCCGATAGCTCCTGTGCCAGCGTGTAGGTGTAGGGCAGCCGCAGGTAGTCGCGGCTCACGGCGGAATGGATGGCGCTCATGGCTGGCTCCCCTGCTGGTGCTGCGCCACGGCGGCGGCAGCGCGGCGCTTGGCCTGACTCAGGCGCATGCGGCCGGCGCGGGCCTGAACCTGCACGGGCGTGAAACGCGCGGCCTTGAGTGCAAAGGCTTCGCGCAGGGTGGCCAGCTTGGACAGCACCTCACGCTTCGGGCCGCTGGGCATGGACTCAGGTGCCGGCAGCGCCAGGGCGGCGCGCGGGGCCGGCAGCTGCAGCTGCTCGCGCAGGTCGTCAGTCAGGCCCTCCAGCCCGCCCGGCAGCCTGCCTGCCGTGATGGCTTCCTGCACGGCGCGCGTGCGGGCTTCGGGGTCGTGCCCCAGGCTAACCTGAACCACAGGACGACGGCGCAGTGCACGGGCCTCGCCGGTGATCCTGCCGTAGGCCTCGATGAAGGCCTGCCGGGCGCCGAACTTGTCGCCGGCATCCAGCAGCGGCGCGGCCACGGCCCAGGCCTGGGCGATCTCATCGGTCCACACCACAGTGGCCTGCTGGTCTGCGCTGGTCAGCGCCAGGGCGTAGGCCTCGGCCGGCAGCATGCGGCCCATGGCGTGGTCCACGTACTGCAGCACGGTGCCGGTCAGTATCGGGCCGCGGTGCTCAGCGCGGATGCGGGCCAGGGCCAAGCGCAGCACAGGCTTTTCGATGTGGGCTAGGTCTTCCGCCAGCAGCAGTAGCGCGGCAGGCCGGACCTGCTGGCCGCTCAGCTCCATCGTGGCGCCCAGCTCCTCCAGCAGCCAGTCGGTGTCCAGGTCGTCACGCATTGCCGCCCTCCCCGTTGCCCCGGCCGCCACGCTGGCGCAGCAGCCGCTTGGCCTCCTCGATGGCGTCGAAGTTGGCGCTGGTCTTGTCGGCCGCCTGCGCTGCAGTGCCGGTCATGGCCTGGCCGCGTGCCCACTGCGTCCGGTAGCTCTCGGCCTTACCCAACAGCGCGCCGACACCGTGCGAGTCCTTCAGCACGTAGGCCTCGCTGACGCATCCCACGTACCAGGCCGCCACCAGCGGCGCCTCCTCGTAGCCCAGCCGCTTCACCAGCGCTTTCACGTTGGCGTTCACCTGGGCATTGCGGACGGGCTTCACGCCGTAGCGCTGCACGTAGGCCTGGCTGTAGGCCGCCCAGGTGGCGCGGCAGGACTCCTGCAGTGCGGTGTCCTCGGCATCGGACAGGCCGCCCTCCCCTTTGCGGGCCGGCGGCGCCGCCGGCGGAAATGATTCTTTGGCGGTTCCTTTACGGTTCCTATTACGGTTCAATGATGATTTGGGTGCGCCATCTGCACCCCTGGGGTGCGCCATTTGCGGGGGTTGAGGTGCGCCATCTGCACCCCCTGGTGCGCCAACTGCGGGGGGTGGTGCGCCGTCTGCACCCGGTGCGCCATTTGCGGGAGGCGCGCCATTTGCACCCGGTGCGGCATGTGCACCTGCGCCACGCTTGCGCTTCGCAGGCGCTGCAGCCGGGTTGAAGTTGGCCGGCGTGATGGTGTAGCTGGTGCTCGAGTTGATGCGGTATTCCCGGAACACCACGCCCACGGTCTGCAGCCATGCGATGGCATCCTGCACCGCACGTTCAGACAGGCAGGTGCGCTTCGCAATCGTCGCAACGCCGGGCCAGCACACACCGTCATCATTGGCCTGGTCAGCCAGGGAAATCAGCACAGCCTTCTGGGCGGGGGACATTGCCAGCGGCCAGCAGGCCGCCATGATCATCGTGCTCATTGCTGCGCACCCTCCTGCGCCAGGCGGGCCTGGTGCTGGCCCCACAGGCCGGCTACCCAGTTCACGCCCTTGGGGGTGAACTTCGTGGTGTTGAAGGCATGCTCGTTGGCCTGGGCCACACCCGTCTTCACGACAAAGCGGCCGGCATCGATGTGACACTGGTGCGCCGTCCACTCGCCGCCCAGGCGGTACATGATCTTTTCGTCCTGCAGCCAGGCCCGGAATGCGTGCTCGTTCGCGCCCAGCAGCTTGGCCACCTGACGGAAGCCCTTCGCGCCATTGGCGGCCACGTAGCGGTCCACGTATTCGGCCTTGGGCGCGGCCAGTGCCAGGGCGGCCTGCTGCAGCTCGATCTGCTCGGCTTGTTCAGCGGCCAGGCGCAGCGCCTGAGACATCGTGCGCGGCACCGCTGGCGCGGCCTGGGCCTCCAGCTGCTGCCAGCGCTTCACCACCTTCATGCGCGCCACAACGTCGTAGCCCAGCAGCAGCGTCAAGCTGGTGTCTTTGTCCAATTCGTACTGGGGGTAGGACTGGTCGTTTTCTCCGACGTAAGTGCTTGATTTGCAAACAGAACGCAAATCCGCGTTCTGCTGCAGAGCCTCCATCATGGTGCGGATGTCGCGCATCACGTCAGCATGGCGCTTGCCCGTCAGCTCGGCGATCTCCCGGCTGCTCATGGTCAGCACGGCTGCGGAAATTGCTGTGACCGCGTTCATTGGGCAGGCCCTCCGAATTCGGGGCTACCAAAAGGCCCTATGAGCTTGGCCAGCGCCTCGGTACGCTGCGCGTCATGGTTCACTTTCTCCACCACCATCTGCCGATAGGTCTTGCCGTAGACCAGGGCGTACACGCAGTCGCGCAGCACCATGGATGTGTCCGTGGCCTGCTGGCCGCAGTGGCGCAGGAACAGGCCGGCCGTGGCCTCGTCCACCTTGGTGCGCAGCGGGATGTCCAGCTTGCCCAGCGGGCCGGCAATGCCGCGGGCGAACATGGGCCCGCCAGCCTCTTCGTCCAGTTGGTCCTGGACACGGGCCAGCACGCGCTCGGCCTGCTCGGCGTCGAGGTCCGCCAGGACCACCTGGATCGCCCTAAATGCAGCCGCTTCAGCCCGGCTCAGCTTTTCGTGGGTGTCACGCATGCGGGACTACTCCTAGGAATGAATGAGAGGGATTGGCAGCAGGCATGGGAGGATGTGAATCCCACCCACCTACCCCTGCTGCTCGCCGCCGGTGTCGCGGCCAATCGAGAACAGGCGCGCGGTCTCTTCACGGGTCAGCCGCAGCTCAGCGAAGCCCGCCTTGATGACGATGCGGTCCTCAAGGTCGGTGATGGAGATGGCGCGCCGGCTCAACGAGGAAGGTGCGTCGGGGAACTCGGAGAAGCTCCATGTGACCTCGCCCTCTGCAGCCGCGATACGCTTTTCCTGCGCCTCGTAGGTGCCCAGCACAGCAGGAGTCACCGGCGCGGCCCCCGCCGTCTGCAAGGCTTCGTAGTAGGCGATTTCGGAATCCCAGCGCTGGAGGGTTGTATTGCGGTGGCGCTGCCGGGCGCTGTGCAGGCGCTGCTGGTGCGGCAGCGGGCCCGGACGCTTGACGGTGCGAGGCTTATGCATGGCCCTGCTCCTGGGGGGTGGGCGAAACTTCGAGGGTGTGATGGGGAGCAACGCCCGGCGCCTTCTCCAGGAAGATGGCCAGGCATTCCCGGGCCGAGTTGTCCAACACTGGGCTGGCCGTCACCGTCGTTCCGCAAGCGAACGTGATGGACTCGCCAGGCAACAAGGAGATCTGCCGACTCGGCTCCGAGGCCTGCCGATCGAGCCCAAAGTCAGCGGGCAGCGGGAACTTCTTGCTACCCTTCACCAGCGTCGCCAAACGCTTCAAAAATTGCTCGTCGTCAGCGATGCCAGTGGCGCGGCGATACAAGTCAGCAGCCTCTGCAGACAGCGGTGCGCGGGCAAAAATTTCAGCAACTTGATTCAAGCCAATCAGAACGGATTCATTCATGACGTCACCTTTGAAAAACGTGTCAGTGGAAGATTTGGAAAAAGCGATCGCAGAAGCACTGCAAAAGATTTCGGGCAGCCAGAGAGAGCTCAGCGTCACGATCAACGACGCAAAGTTCGGCACGACAACCACCGACCTTTCGCTGTCCGTCTGGCGGAAGCCTGAGGGGCTGAGCGGCTACCTGTAACGAAGGAAGCATCGGTCGAAGACAGAGGCATCCCGCCCGATGTCCGCCTAGGCATGACCTGCCTCCCGGGGCTGGGGAGCGGGCTCTTCGGTCTGCCCCAGTTCGGGCCAGATCTCACGCCAATCGGTGGGGCGAAGTCGGGACCGAGGGATGCCGAGCAGCCTCTCCAGCTTCACGCAGTGCTTTTCACCGAGAGGCTGCGAACTGTTTAACCACTTATGGACCAGCGCCTGCGGGTGCCCCATAAGCCGGCCAAGTGCCGACTGGGAGCCCGCCTTGGAGATGGCCTCCCGGAGTGCCGGAGCGGAGGGGTTTTTTTCGTTCATACCTCATTTTATAACCCAGGTTATCGATGTCAATAACCACAGTTTTTTGACCGCCTACAACCGTGGTTATAGGATCAACGAATGTCAGTGAGTACTTTTGGCGAGCGCATGAAGGCGCTTAGAGAGCAGCGAGGATGGAGCCAGGCTCAACTTGCTGAGGCCGTAGGCATATCTCAGGTATCTATCGCTAAGATCGAGAAAGGCGGCGACACGAAGCACGGCGCCAAGATCGCAGCGGCCTTAGGAACAACCGCCGAGGAGCTTTCAGGGATCAGGCCTGTAACGACAAGCCATGTAGCCGAGCCCCCCGCTCAATATTTGGTCGAGCTCCCGGCACCACGCTTGGTGCCATTGATCTCCTCTGTTCAGGCCGGCAACTGGTCTGACATCGTGGGGAACTTCCGCCCAGAAGACGCGGAAGACTGGCTCCCCTGCCCGGTGCGACACGGGCCCAATACGTTCTGCCTGCATGTCGAAGGCGAGAGCATGAGCAATCCAGGAGGGAGGCCGTCCTATGAGCCCGGGGACGTGATCTTTGTCGACCCTGGCAGGGCTGCGCAGCCTGGTGATCGCGTAGTAGTTCGCCTTGAGGCCCAGCAACAGGCAACCTTCAAACAGTACTTAGAAGAAGATGGTCGCAAGTACCTTCGCGCGCTCAACCCCGACTGGCGCCCAAAGATCATCGAGATCAATGGCGAGGCAACCATTTGCGGCGTAGTCATAGGGAAGTGGGTTGCTGAGCAATAACCCCTCAGCATGTCGGGGCCCGCACACTGCGGGTCTTTTTTTGCGCCAACGAATAACCAGGGTTATTGACGCATTGATAACCTGGGTTATAGAATTCTCCCAACACCTTGCCTACCGCACATGCGGACCGGCTGGGAAGTTGGGCACCACGGCATCGACCGGGCAAGCCCCGGTCTTTCACAAGTTGCAGCCGATGCTTGCCCCACCTGCGGGGCATTCCGGCACACGCATCAGCGGGCATGGGCCGCTGCTCTGCTCTGGCAGTCCTGCCAGGCCACAGTCCGCCAAAGCGCGGTAGACGGGCAGTTTGGTGAGGCAAACAGGATTGCCAAGATCAGAAACATGTTGAGGTTTTCAGGGATACCAAGATCAGCAAAGCCCTGCGCGAAAGCGCTGACAGCCCGGAAAGAACGGGCGAAACAAAAGAGGCTTCTCGATTCGGGAGGCCTTTTCTGTTTCCGCCACCACCACAGGAGAGACCTCCGTGAACCACACCCTCGACAAGATCGCCATTGCCTCGGGCACAGCGCCCCAGAGCGGGCAGCAGGACAGCGTGCCAAAAGGAATGGGCGCCCTCGCAGACTTCACCCCCAAAGCTGCCCAGAGCGCCACAGCAACCGCCATGGCCAGCGCCAAGGAGCAGGTCGAGCAGGTGCAGGTCACGCTGCAGCGCCTGGGCAAACGCCTCGCGCCGGTGCTCGGCCCGGCTGCCGGGCAGACAGGCGGCGACTGCGGCCAGGGGAATCAGAAGGCGAATGCCGCGCCGCTGGTCTCCCAGATCGACGCGCTGACCCACGTACTGCGTCTGGTGCAGACCGAGTTGCAGGACTTGGAGCGGCGCCTGGCGCTGTGATGAGGATGAAGGCGCCATCAGAACGCAAGATTGACCAGCATGGTGCTGGTCGCGAGAGCCACAAATCCATGATCCGCTTCCCGCTGGGGATCTATGAGGCTCTGTGGAACTCGGCCCAGAACGAGGGCCGCAGCTTCAACGCGGAAATCCTGCACCGCCTGGCCCAGACCCTGGGCGAGGACTTCGCCGCCGAGCAGCCAGCTGCGCAGCCGGTGCTGGCCGAGTTGCGCGTGCAGACCGAGTATTTGCGCATGCTGGTGGAGCTGGCGCGCGACGCTGCCAATCCCGATTGAGCGGATTGACAGCGGGATCGAAACGTCCCCGGCGCACCGCCGGGGCCATCACAGATAGGGAGTGCGCAGGCTGATGCGACAGAAGGAACCTCGGGCGGATAGGACAAACGGGTCGCAACCGTACCTTGTAACGCCGCCAAGCCGGAGATCAGCACCGGCCCCTATCTGTGATGGCCAATCGTGACGGGTAGTTGCCCACCCGCAAGCGGTGAGAGTCCGCCAAACCGTCAATAGAAGGAAAGCCGGGGCGAATACGGCCGGCCATCAATCCATACCCTGGCCACGGGGTCGCAGAGGCCTGACCAGCCGCAGCAGGTGGAAGCCCTGCACCTTTTACTCTCCGTTCACATTTGCCCGGCCGTGGGCAGAGTATCGTGGACGCAATCAGTTTCCACGCCGAGCCTGGGCATCCTCCTCCCTCCCTCTCTACTTCCCAGGCGCGCCTTTCAAGGCATCGGCACTTTCCATCAAGGCCCTGCAGCTTCACCAGTTGCAGGGCCTTTTGTTTTTTGGCCCGCGCGGCCGCAATCAGGAGCCCCCATGGAAATCAAGATCGAATTGGACCTGCCCGCAATCGTCGCCCAGGCCGTCAGCGCTGAGCGCATCCAACCCATCGTAGACAAGGCCATCGCGGAAGCGGTCAAGGATGCGATCAACGACGCCACCGGTTATCGCAGCAAGTTCCGCGATGCAATGAAAGAACAACTCAGCGAAGCCATGCCGCATGGCCTGCGAATTGATGACGTTGCCAAGTTCCAGCATGTGCTTAATGCAGCAGTTTCCAGCGCTGTCCAAGGTGAGAACGCGAAATCTGTGCAGACGGCCATCACATCTGCAGTGGGCAGCTTCATGCCAGATCTTCCCGCACGCATCAAGCTCTCGGTTTTGCTGCAGCAGGCGCGCAGCGGATTCCTCAAGGAATCCCACGAGGCCTTCTATGCCGAACTCGAAATGAGCGAGTACAGCGGCGGTGGCGGATGGCTTTATTTGGACGGCGAAGAATCCACCCGCGGAAAGCACTCTGCCTCCATGCGACTCGCCTTCACCAGGGAAGGTCAAGTCTATTCGCTCACGCTGAACGACAAGGTGGTCACCCCGATGAGCCTGCCAAACGCAGTCGGTGAATTTGAGGCCACGCTTCTTGCTCTTTATGTCGGCCGCACAAGCCTGGAAATCGATATGCATGAGCACGACGTCAAGTCCGCCGCCAGCGAGCAATACGACTGAGTCACTGTTTCGTGGGGGCCGCTTCTTGCGGCATTTGGCCCGCCCTGCAGCAATGTGGGGCGGGCGCTTTTTTGGAATCCACCATGAGATCCAGATTCACCCGGCTGCGCGGCGATCGCGGCCAAGCCGCCTATGAGCCGCGCTCACTTGCCGAATGGAAAGAAGAAGAGCGCCTGTTGGCAGAGGCTGCAGCCCAGCGCCGACAGCAGCAAGCCACAAACCCCACGAATCCGCCACCACCCGGCGGATTTGTCGTTTCAGGAGAGCCGAAATGCAGCGAGTGATCCCCTCCGAACCTTTCAACCCCGACCCCGATGCGCGCTTCCTCCGCGAGGCCTCGCGCCCTGGCCCTGTGGCCGAGCCGGACCCGGCGCCCACGCCTGGCAGCTGGCTCCTGCTGTGCTTGGCCCTCCTTGCGGCCCTGGCGCTCAGCGCCTGCGCGGATGCCGGTGCTGCCCAGGACGCCGTGCCCAGCGCAGCGGACGTGCAGCGCGCGCACAGCGCCGCCCAGGCCTGCCCGCCCGGTCATGCAGTTGTGTGGACCGGCCCGCAATCCATGGAATGCCTGCGCGAGCTCCCATGACCAAACTCCTCGGCTTTTTCCTCTGGTCGGCCTTCTCGGCCGCCGGTTTTGCTGCTGCGGTCGCCATCTCCGGAGCACCCCTTTTCTGAACTTGGAGCACCAGCTCATGAGCCAATCCACAGACCCCATCGAAGGCGTGCGCGTCACCCACGAGATCACGTCCAACCACCACGCCCATGCCATGACGCATGTGGCTGAGCCGATCATCGAAATCCTGAGCGCCTATGGCCAGCGCAACGGCAACACGTTTGCCCTGTATGGCGGCCTGTACGCCATGGGCTGCGCCCTGGCCAGCGTCGGCGCGAACCTGGAGCCCGGCGTGGATCTGCGTCAGCAGCTCGAACCCATGCTCGCCGGCTACCAGGCAATGCGCGAGTCCCAGGTCAAGGCACAGGCCCACTGATCGCCATGGCGAATCCCGAGAAGCTCAACCTCTCGCAGATCTGCGCGGCCTTCGCGCCCGTGTTGCAGCTCAATGCGGCAAACCTTGCAGCCCTGGGCGTGCCCTTTGAAAAGGACCGCAACGCTGTGCTGATGAACGCCCGCGACCTGCCGCGCCTGGCCGACGCCCTGATCGACCAGCTCTACCAGAAGCGTGAGGAATTCCTGGCCGGGCCCGCGCCGCGCGCGCCAGCGATCCCTGTGCCCGCCATCCAGCACCTGCCGGCCGACGACACCGAAGGCGGCGCCCTGTAACCCACCGTTTGGAGAACCCCATGTCGCAAACACCGGCAGATCTCTACGCGCAAGAAATGATCATGCGTGCCAAGGCCAAGGCCAAGGCCACCGAGGCCGCCGCGCTGCGCCTAGAAGCAAAGGGCGAGAAACGCGCCGTGGGAGCCTACAACCTGCGCGCACGCGCAAAAGCACTTTCGACCGAGGCGGCCCAGTTGCGCAACGAGGCCAAGCTCGTTCACAAGGAAGCCGTGAAGGGCATTGGGGTTCAGGCCGAACAGATGGTGAAGCGCATGCCGCCCGAGTTCGGCGGCTGGGGGATTCTCAAGACTCGCGCCTACACCAAGCTGCTGGATCTGCTCGTGGCTCAGGCAAGGCGAGTGCAGCCCAACCTGGCCCTGGCCACCCAGGCCCACACCCTGCTGCTGGGCCACGCATCCTGGACCGACGCAGAAGCTAACCGCCTGGGCTGCCTACCCAAGCATCCGAAATCCCTTGCCTGACACACCATGCTCAAGAACCTGATCATTTACCGAATCTCCGATTCCTGGACTCCAGACCTGCGGGCCGTCGAGGCCGCCCTGGGCAAGTGCCCGTTTGCCGAGTGCGGCGCCACGCAGGAGCGCAGCGCCGGCTGGGTGCCGCCGCGCGGTGAGCCCCATGGCCCGCTGGCCGAGTCCGTGGCCAATCAGTGGGTGATGCGCTTCATGACCGAGGCCAAGATGCTGCCGGCCAGCGTGCTCAACCGCCGCGTCAACGAGAAGGCCGCCCACATCGAGG